AGGGGGATGTTATTTTTCAAACTTTTTCTTCTTTCTCGGATTCTAAAGCTTTTCGGAGCAAGCGTTTGATTTCCGTCTGCAAGGCTTTTCCCTCTAAGGCATCCAGAATATCCTTATCGCTTTTTCGATTCAGCTTCAAACCAATGAAACGTGTATTTTGCTTATCATACTTTTCTTGGGGTGTCAAAAAACCACTCCTAAAATTTTTTCTTGCCAATTCGGGCAAAACGTGATATAATTGTTGTAGCACGAAAAAGCGGTGGCAAGTCCGCTCTTTCTGTGTTTCCGTTGCCGACTGTTTTTCAGTCGGCTTTTTCTTTTAGCCCTGAAGCATCTGTTTCAGCTGTTCAATAATGGCTTGCTTTTCAGCCTCGGTTTTCGCATCCTCTAACTGCTTGATTAAAAGCATAATAAAGGATTTGAACTGCAAATCCGTCATTCCCATTTCCTCCATATGTGCCTCCTTTCCATATCCGCTTGCCCGGTATTCGTGGGTGGTTTCCCAATCCACTGTAATCATTATACCATAGGTTTAACCTATGGTCAAGGATTTTTTCTGGAAAGTGTGATATTTGTCGGAGTACACAAATTCGGTGCTGCTTTTTGTACGATAGCAATACCGTTTTCAATTGTCAAACAGCAGTACTACTCCTTGATTTCAGGTAATCCAGCCACGCTGGTCAGTACAGATAAAATGCCCGCCAGAAGTGCGGTACTGCCAACTACAAGCCAATTAACATCCTGCATGGTTGCTGCCACACCAACGGTCGCTATTGCTGTCTGAGCAATGGTTTTGATTGCTCGAATAACAGCAGCTTTCGTCCACTGTTTCCAATCTCTTTTCATACGGTTTCTCCTTTCTCGGTTGGCAGTGCTATGAATTCCTCATGCAGATGTGTCATCACACCGTTGCCACCGAGTTCATGATACTGCCGGTACATATTTTCATAGTTTTCTTTCGCATAGATGGGTGCAAAACCTGCATCAATGTACTTGTTATAGCAGTGCAACATCCGGTCACGGAGCAGAGCTTGCACACCGTATTCCAGTGCCTTTTGTCGGGCATCCTGTTTTTGCATGCGATTTAAAATCGACCTTGTACCGATGCCAAGAATGCCCGTTGCAGACAGCACAGAAATCGCAATGGTGATAATCTCTCGAATCACACAGCTTCCTCCGTTTCTTTCACATCTTTCGTTTCTTTCTCTTCTTTCACATCATAATCGCCGGAAAGCAGTACCAACATTTCCGGCGTTAGGTCACCAGATGCAAAAATCTGATACTGTCCATTTTCAAGCTGCACTGCTTGAATTTTTGCATTGCCCCAGTTACTTCGTTGGATTGCTTTTCCGACTTTCAGCTGCTCTACTGCCTCAATAATATTCATTGTATTTCCCCCCTTACAAAATTGTGATAGATTGAATCAGCGGGTGGCTGTTGTTGCTCCGCCCTACCCACACCAAATAATAAGTGCCTGCAGTTACGCCCTCGCATGGGGTCAATGTTGTGATGTAGTCCGTGCTGTACAGCCACTGCAAAGGCAGGTCAATATAACTGCCCTCTGTTTGTGCTTTTTCTAAAATATCTGATGCAGTTCCAGTATCTGACTGTACTAATCGCATTATGCCAGTTTCCGTACTATACGCATGAAAACGAATTGCAATTTGCGAAGCAGATGTAATCTTTAATGGTGTTGTAGAACAACTATAGCAACTGTAATCCCACCCGAAAACGTCCGTGCCATAGTTCAGTGCGTAGTTGTTTTTTTCGCTACAGAATGCGGAATGCTCAGTTACGAAATCTGACAAACCATAAACCACGTCATTATAGGACAGATAGATTCCTTCTTTGTGATTTGCATCATACACAATCGTTTTTTCGGTCGATGATCCACTGGGTATCAGTCCTACTTTCTGAACAAGCAAATTCAGCTTTTCATCTGCGGTTGCAATGATACCATGGGAAACCAAATGTCCTGCCAGCAGGTCACGCTGGTGGTTGATTGCTGCGATATACTGTGCAATTGTTGCCATTACTCCGTCACCTCCACAATATCAGCCAATGCAGTCTGAATATCTCCCAAAGACTGCTGAAGTGCATAGATCTGTGCAGGGAAAGTATCATGGATATTTGTAATGTCCGCGGGACTGATACTGTTCAGACTTATTATATTGGTATGAATGTGCTGTGCCGACCAGAGTGCCTTCCATTTTACATCTGTGATTTCATTTAAAGTAGCTATATTTTCGTGGGTATGCGATTTATCTTCCAGATGTGTGATGGAAAGTGTGTGCTCCTGCAAGGTATACGTCAGACTGTCGGACAATTCCTGCACTTTTTCATCCACATAAACCGTCTTTGCATATGGTGTAAGATCTACGGCTGCACCCTCTGTTAATGTCACTGTAGTTGTACCACTTTTATCTGTAATGGTGATTGTGATAACACTGCCATCCTTCACAACATTCGCAATCGGGGAAAAGCCGTCTTTACCAGCTACGCCAGCATCTCCCTTTTCACCTTTTTCTCCAGGAACGCCCTGCAGCCCTCTATTTCCGGGATCACCTTTTTCGCCCTTTGGACCTTGTTCGCCCTGCTGACCCGTTTCACCCTTTTCGCCTCGCTCGCCCTGCAATCCGGTGTCGCCCTTTTCACCACGCTCGCCAGTATCACCTTTTTCACCTTTCAAGGATAAAAGCCATTTTTCCTCGGAGTCTTCGTAGCCATGCTCCACTGCAATTGCATATGCTGATTTTCCATCTGCACCATCTTGACCGGGATTTCCTTTGGCTCCTGTATTGCCTTTATCGCCTTTCAAGGAAGAGAGCCAGTCTGATTCAGAGCCTTGATAACCTTGTTCTACCGCAATTTGATATGCAGATTTACCGTCTGTACCTTTTTCTCCGTTTGCACCATTATGAAGCGTTGCAGAAGTTTCACCATCGGCATCGACAATGGTAATTACAACACCAGACTTCATTTGCTCCGCCTTCACTTTTGGAGAAAATCCATCTTTTCCATTTTGAAGTCCAGCAGCCTTTTCATCCAGTTTTTTCAAAAGCTGCGTATATAAATCCAGAGTCGGCGGAATTGGCGTATCCCCATCTGCAACAAACCCAGATGGTCGAATGTGAAGAGTTACTGGTACGGTTGTTGCACGCAGTGTAGTATCGCTTTCCTCATCGTAACCAAACAAACTCATCTTCACCGCACCAGGATGCAGTTCGGCAGGCAGCAAACAAGTCGTTCCCTCTGTGCCAAGCACTACGTTGTATGTTTCTTCGCACTGCGTGAACTGTACCACTTTGTGCAGCGTTTTCCAAGCTCCATCGAACACGAACTTTACCAAAACAAATGCGATCTGGTCAGAGGCAATGACCTCTCGCTCCAGTGCTTCGATTTTTTGCTGTTTCACTAAAAATTTCATCATCCGTTTTTCACCTCGTTCCACACATTATTTTCAGAATCATATTCCAAATAGCCGTCTACACACTGGATCTTTTTCAGATAATTGTTGTAAGAATGTTCTCCGGAAGACATCCAGTTGACCGGTTTGGTGATGGCGTTCCACTGAGCGATCGTCCCTTCATATGTGATGGCTGTTAGACTTTCACAGTATGTCAGCATATTTTCCCCAAAGGTTCTGCAATTCGCAGAAATGGTAAGGCTGGACAATGCTGTACATCTTGTAAACGCAAAAGCACCAATGGAATCACACGCAACACGAGCAGTCTTCAGCTTTGCACAGCCGCTAAAAGCATACTTTCCCCACGTTTTCACGCTGGCAGGCACAGTGACTTCTGCAATGGCGGTGTGATAAAAGGCATATGACTGAATCGCAGTAACTGCCTGCGGAATGGTAACAGAAGTCAGACCGGCGGTATAGCCGATTGCATCATCTTCCTGTGCAAAAGCGGAATCACCAATGCTGGTCAGCGTAGCTGGAAGAGATACCGTTTCTGCATTGGCACAATGATAGAACAGGCGGTCACCCAGACCAGTAATGCCATTGCTGAGTACAATTTCTTTGATCTGGCCATTTTGATAGAACACAGAATCATGAGAAGTATAATCATAGGTTGCACCCGTGCCACGCAGCAGCAGTTTGCCGTTGTCGTAGAGAACATAGTAGATGTTTTCACCGCATTGTCCGGTTGCTAAGATTTCGCCTGCGGTCAAATCATCTACCTTGGTTTGCAGTTTGGAAATCTGGCTGTTCATTGCATCCAGCCGCTTTTGCAGTTCGTCCAGTGTGGCATTTGTCTTTGCCATTTTGGCAAGCATCTCTGTCACTCTGCACTTGCCAAGGATGCACTTGCAATAACCGCATTTGCTCTCATCCGCACGGCAGTCTGTCAGATCGGAATCCAGAATACTTGTCGTTCCGGCACGCAGTCTTACAACTGCTAAAGTCAGATAAGTCGTCGCATTGTTGTTGGTAAAGGCGGGAATGGTTGGACTGGTGGCTGCTGTACCTGCCAGAATACGAATCCCACAGGTACGAGTAGAACGATCACAGTAGATCCCGATTGCTACATAACGATTCAGAGATTCATCTACATAGGAAGAAAGGTCGATGGTATGCAGGGTATCACTGATAAAATAATGCCCATCGATCCATGCCTTGCCCGTGCCGAATGTAACGGACAAATTTTTGACTGTTGGTGCAAAACACTGCCGGTAAGTATCCAGAATTCCATTGCAAATTAAACTGGACAAATATGCCGTGAAATCTTCTGCGGTATATACCCGGTCAAGATTCTGTGCGTTAAAAAATCCATAGGAAAAAGACATATGAATATCACTCCGTTTCTTTGAAAGTCGGGGTCAGACTTCTACCGTTCTGGTCGAAACTCTCCACCATGCCGATCAGCTGGATTCGAGGTTGAATCAAGCCGAATCTTCTCTGTTCCACAGTCACATAGTCGCCCACAAAGTAATCCTTGTTGTACTGATACTGGGTCGAAAAAGCAGCGATGGCGGATTCCGATGCCGTTTTCGGCTGTACCAGATGTTCTGCACCGCTGCTTTTCAAAATTTCTAAATATTCCGCATCGGTCACATCTTCTTCCTGTGCCGTGTTTCGCTCGTCTACATACACCTCATAGCGGTCAAGATAGGTCGGCTCTGCACTGGAACAGAAGGTCGTGCGTTTTCTGGCACTGCCCTCACCGCAGCCCAGCACATAGGCAAAGTTTTTCTGCACCGCATCGTCTGCTGCATAGGAAAACGACAGCAGATTGTTGTACGCATCGGAAAATACGATGTGGGGATTTTCATCCTGCAACAAACTGCGGTCTGTTCCGGAAAACAGGTCGCATTTCAGTGCATTTTCATCCAGCCGCACATTTGCCGAACCACCGATGGTTTCACAAAGGCTGTACAGCCATTCTAAGATGTTGTCATAGCTGACCTGCATTCGTGCGGTTTTCTGCCAGCAGTCACCGGACACCGTACCCATGGAAAAACCGGGCAGATTGCGGATTCCGGCAGAAATCACATTGCGGGACAGCACCTTGCGGACGATGTCCTCATAGCTGCCGTTTGCGGTGATGGTGGGATAGATGATTCTTCGTTCCAGCAGACAGGCAAGAAACCGTCCGGTGACTATCAGATAATCGCCCTTTTCAGCATCGGTCTCCAATTGTAGAGATTCAATGATGCCGAAGTGCTGTGCATCATCGCTCCTTGCCACAATTCTGCCACGCTGAAAGATGGATACATTCTGCGGACTGGCAGCGATATACACCTCAAAACAGCCGCACTGGTAAAATTCAATGTCCCACAGGAGAGAAGAATAACTGTCGCAGATGGCTTCCAGTGACACAGAAATCTGGTCTTTCATAGCCATCAAGCTGTAAATTTCCAACTGCATTTCTCACACCCCCAGATAGGAATTGCGATGCATCAAAGTTACACGCAGCTTTTTCACACCACGAACTGCCTCGACCCGAAAGATATTTGTGCCTTCCTTCAAGGTCAGCCAAGTCGAACCGGAAACCAGCCGATTCAGGATATTGCTGTCCACACCGTTTCGTGTCAGCGTGACAGTCTTGTTTCCGGTTTTCGTGGTAACCGTAATGACATCGCCGGTCAGAATATCACCTTTGATTTGCAGATATTCGCCATTTTCGTTGTAGATGGTCGGTGTCACTGCCACCACTTCCTGCGGAATGTCGCTGGGCAATGCCTCAATTCGCAGTGTGAATCCAGTTTCATCTCCGTCATTGGTAATGGAAAACAAACTGCTGTTAGAGTACACACCCAAAGGAAACGGAGCATCGCTCTCCGGAAAAGGAAAGTGAAATGCTCCGGTGATGCCGCTGTAATAGGCATAGAAAATATCCCGGCTGTACCAGTAAATATCCGGACAGAGAATGGAGATCTGCCCGCTGATCTGCTGCTCGAAATTTGACACCTCGCAGGTTTCTACATACCCCTCGGCATAGACATCGATGTTCGCCGTCTTGTACCAGATCTTGATGTATCGGGACGGCTTGACCACATGATACAGCTGATGCCGCCGTTTCTCGATGCCAATGCCACGCATGGCAAAGGAAATGACCACGTTTCGTTTTTCAATGAAAGCGTTGTTGAGGTAGCTGCCGTTCATGCCTGCGTAACTTGAAGTGCTGACTGTTCCGGCAGGCGGATTCAGACCTTCGATTTTGGAGGTCATGTATTGGTTGGCGGTCGTTGACAGGTTCAGCTGTTCGCCGGATTGGTTTTCTAAAATCAGGGTATAAAACATGAGATGCACCCCTTTACATTTTGTGTTTAATGATGTATAATAGAGACAACAGAGACGTTGGTTCTCTACGCAAAATCGGAATTTGTATAAGATCAACTTTGGAAATTTAGTATAGGGAGAAAGTAAATGGAACAACAGATAAAAGAACGGAAGAAAAAGCTTACTATAGATTTGTGGATAATCGCTCTGGTTACGATAGCAGTCTATATCGTCTATGGTGTTTTCGGAAGCAGAATAATGAGTTTTTGCAAAAACAGTGATATTTCCGTTTGGCCAAGACTTTTGACGGCTGCTGCATTGGAATTTGGAATAGCGGGTCTTGGCATTACTATTGTAGGCCTAATGCGTAAAGAATCGTTCGCAAGTTTCGGACTTCGTTGGGAAAATGCAATCAAAGCTGTGCTTTGGACGATCGTGTTTTTTCTCCCGTATATTCTTTTTATTTTCCTTTCAGGACAATTTGAGGGGTACGAACCATTGAGTATTATGGTTACCCCGGATCTTCACAAAGCAGGGATCGTAGCTACCATTATCGGAACACTGGTTATTGCGGTTGTCTGGGGCTTTTTTGAAGGCTTTAATTATGTTGTCATCTGTGAGAAAATCAACAGACGTTTCCCGGTAAAAACTAAATTCTTTGATTGGGGTGCGCTTGTGGTTTCAATTATGGGCATTCTTTTTCATCCCATGAGCTTCAGCATACAGGGTATCATTGAAATTGTAACTACCTTTATAGCCATTTATGGAATGCTTCAGGTGAGAAAAGTATACAAAAATGCATGGGGATGTGTTTTTGCTTTTCTGTTCATTTGGAATGCACTTTGACATACATCTTGTCACCTAATCTCATAATATAAACGAGTAAGACAAATTCTGATTTACCGAGAAAAAGGAGCGACTTAAATCGCTCCTTTTTAAGTATTCAGCACGTTCTTCGTCATCCTATAAATCTCCAGCCGTGACAGCGACTTCGGACTATTATTTGTCTGATTCACTGTGCGGCTGTTGTCGTTGTTATAGTAGTTGTTGACCGTACCGCCGGAACTGCCGCCAACGACTGCACCGGAGATACCATTCAAACTATAATTCAAATCAGAATCCATGGTCAGCTGCATGGCTTTCGCCACACCGCCTACCGCTTTTTCCACATACTTCTTGCTCTTGTCAATGCCGTCTGCCAGCCCTTTCATAAAGTCTGGCATCCAACTCTCGTAGTCCGTCAGTGGTCCTTTGTCCGGTACAGAGAAGTGCAGGAAATCCCGAATGGTATCGGCAACATTGGTGACGCAGTCCGCCAGCCAGCCGATGGCACTCTGAATGCCGTCAATGATTCCCTGAATGATGTCCCGTCCCCAATTCCAGGCATCAGAAGCCAGTCCCTTGATATATCCCACAGCGGCATCAAACCCATTCTGAATGGTGGACTTGATGCCGCTGATTTTGTCGGAAACTGCAGAACGAATGTTGTCCCAGATGCTGGACACTGTAGAAGAAATGCTCTGCATCACGTTGGAAATGGTGCTCTTGATGCTGTTCCAGATGTTAGATACCACCGATTGGATGGCGTTCAGAACATTGGAAACCGCAGAAGAAATCTGATTCCAGATAGACGATACCACAGAAAAAATGGCATTCATTACACCGGAAATCGTGCCGGAGATGCTGTCCCAGATGGAAGAAACCACATTCCAGATCGCAGACAAGACAGACGAAATGAAACCTGATACAGCATTCCAAACCGTAGTCACCACATCTTGAATTGCTGTCAAAACCGTGGAAATCGTATTGGAGATGGCATTCCAGATGGTTTCAAAGGTCGTTCGGATGCCCTCTAAAATGGGTGTTAAAAACGCCACGATTGCATTCCAAATGGCACTGATCTTCTCTGAGATCCAGTCCATCACTCTGCCCACAATGATTTGAATGGCTTCAAAAATCGTCTGAAACAGATAACCAAATGCCGTGATCAGCGGTTCTAAAGTAGTGTAAATGGCATTCCAAACGGTCGTAATCACGTTATGAATTGCCTGAAAAACCGTAGAAACCACGTTGTAAATGGCATTGAAAATCGTGCTGAAAAAGTTGTAGATTGCTGTAAAAATGGTGGTGAAGAAATCCCGAATTGCCGTAAATACGGTCGTTGCTACCGTCTGAATGGCAGTGACAATGGTGGTGAAGGTATTGGAAATAGACGTCCAAGTGTTGACGAAAAAGTCCCGGATTCCGGTAACGATTCCCGTGAAGAAGGAAGCGATGCTGTTCCATGTGTCCACAAAAAATGTCTTGATAGAAGTCCAGACTTCGTTCCAGCTTGTTCCGAACCATCCCAGTACCACATCTGCAATGTCTTTCAGGGTATTCATGATATTACGGAACGTGTTGACAATGAAATTCCAGATAGACGTAAAAATACCTTTGACACCGTTCCAGCACTGCTCCCAGTCACCAGTGAACAGACCGATCAGAACATCCAGCAGCCCCAGAAGAACGCCAGTAAACTCTGAAAAGATGTTGGAGATATTCTGAAAAACGCCTTCAAAAATAGGAGCCAGCAGATTGCACAGCCCGTCCCACGCTGCTTTCAGCACATCGGTGAAACTCTCAAAGTCGAATCCCAGAGCATTTAGCCGGTCAGTGATGCCCTGTGTCAATCCAGTAAAGGTGCTTTTGATCTGCTCCCAGATTCCAATGATGTTGCTTTTGAATTCGTCATTGGTTTTCCAGAGATGCACAAAGGCAGCCACCAAAGCAGCAACAGCTGCGATAATGGCGAGCAGCGGACCCAGTGACACGCCCAACGCTCCGGTAATGGCTCCGATGCCACTTTGCACAGCCGAGAAAAGGGCAGGCAGTTTGGACACTGCGGAAAAGACTGTTCCCACGCTGGAGATGGTCTTTCCAAGCACCACCAGCATCGGACCCAGAGCAGCAGCTATCAGTGCAATTTTCGCAATGGTTTCTTTTGTCTGTGGGTCTAATTGGTTCAGCTTGTCCACCAGTTCCTGAATACGGGAAACAATGGAGCGAATAGTGGGCATCAGAATGTCAGAAAAGGAAATCGCCAGTTCTTCCAGCTGGGACTTCAAGATGGTCACTTGTCCGGCAAGGTTATCCTGCATGACAGCCGCCATTTTTTCAGTCGTGCCATTGTAGCCGTCTACTGTATCTGAACAGGTATCAATGGCATTGGACAGTTTTTCAAAGTCCGCCGGGGAACCGTTGATGATTGCCAGCATACCGGACATGGCCTCTTTGCCAAACAGCGAGGCAGCTGCCTGTGCCTGTTCTGCCTCAGAAAGACCGCCTAATTTCTGTCGGAGTTGTTCCATAAGTTCCCGCAGAGAATACATCTTGCCGGAACTGTCGGTCAGAGAAATGCCGTATCGTTCCATGGCAGCTGCTACCGTGCCTGTCGGCTTTGCCAGATTGGTAATGGCAGCACGCAGTGCTGTACCAGCCTGTGAGGATTTGATACCGGCATTCGCCATCAGTCCGATGGCAATGGCAGAGTCTTCGGCAGAATAGCCCAAAGAGCCAAGTACCGGAGCGGCATACTTGAAAGTTTCACCCATCATGCTGACGTTGGTATTGGCATTGCTTGATGCAGCTGCCAGAATGTCCGCAAAATGTCCGCTGTCCGAGGCAGACAAACCGAAAGCGGTCAGAGCATCTGTGACAATGTCTGAAGTAGATGCCAAGTCCTCACCGGAAGCAGCAGCAAGATTCATGATGCCTTCGATACCGCTGAGCATATCGTTGGTTTTCCAGCCTGCCATCGCCATGTAGTTCATGGCTTCCGCAGCTTCACTCGCTGAAAATTTTGTTTTGCTGCCCATTTCACGTGCTTTTTCCCGGAGAGCATCCATCTCTGAACCGGTCGCACCCGAAACAGCTGCCACCTTTGACATGGCAGAATCGAAATCCGCACCGGTTTTCACGGCAATGGTTCCCAGAGCTGTGACTCCGGCAGTGACGGGCAGCAGCTTTTGTCCAACACCGGAAATCTTGTCTCCGGCGGACTGCAGTGTTTCACCCAGAACACCCATCTTTTCCAAGGCGGTGTGAGAATTGTTTGCTTCTGTAGTCAGGCGTTTCAGTTCGTTTTCGGTTTCGATGATTTCACGCTGTAGAGCATCATACTGATGCTGTGAAATCTCACCATTTGCAAGAGCCGTATTTGCCTGTTCTGCGGCAGTTTTCAGCACTTCCAGCTTTTCTTTGGTGGCAGATACCGCATCGGCGAGGAGCTTATGCTTCTGGGATAGGAGTTCCGTGTTGGTGGGATCAAGCTTCAGCAGTTTCTGGACATCTTTCAGCTGCGTCTGCGTGCCCTTGATGTCCTTGTTGACACCTTCCAGTGCTTTGGACAGCTTGGTGGTATCACCGCCGATTTCTACAGTGATGCCCTTGATTCTATTAGCCATACAATCTCACCCCCTTATCAAAATTTATCGAAGTCACTCTGATCCGCTAACATATGATATTTGTATTCGTCATTCTCCCGTTCGGTGAACATATCATTCACCAAACCAATGGTCAAAAAATCCAAATCGCCCATTGACAAACCAAGCTGAACGCATCGCAACAAAAACAGCGGTGTGGTCATCGGTCGGTCAATCGGGCGATGTTTTTTTAGACTGGATCTGTGTTTCTACGTTCAAACCCCAGAGATCGATCAGCTGCGGCAAGATCTCATAGATGCTGAACGTGTTAAACTGCTCCAGCCACTCGTCCGGCGATGCCGGAATGGCTGCATCGGCGTGTTTTGCCATGATGTAGGCGATGTTTTCAAATACCTCAAGGCTTTCAATGTCCAGTGCGGAGGATTCCTCTGTATTTTCTCCCACAGACTTTTGCAGTGCTGCAAAATCCTGATAAATATCTCTGCGAAATTTCAGACGATACAGTCTGGGAACTGCTGCACTTGCCTTAAACGGCACATCAATGCCGTCAATGGTGATGTTCTTCTGAATTGCCATACTGCACCCTCCTTACGCTTTCACGGATGCTGCGGATGCCTTACCACTCTGTACAGCGGCAGCCAGATTGGGCATATATACCGCCTTGTACCAGCTCTCATAAACCTCGGCATCCGTTTTCTCACAGGTTTTAGTTTTTACCAAACCACTGTTCAATGCCGTTGCAGTCAAAGACAGCGTTTCCGTTTTAACTTCCTTTTCGTCCTCAATGGTGCTGGATTCTGTTGCCGGACGAGAGGCAGAGCAGCAGAACAGACAGTGCCGAATTTTATTCTTATCGCCGCTGAATTCAAACAGCAGTGCAAACTGGGATACTTCCGCAGTATTGGTTTCCGTGAGAACGCCCTTTTCATCCAGTTTCTCACCGAGAACGTCTGTCGCAAACTCAAGCGGAACCAATGCGATTTCAAGATCTCCAGTGTAACCGGAGTTATTGTTGATCACATAGTACACACCATCGTCAGCGTAAAAATTGGATGCTTCACCTTCTGCATCGATGGAAAGGGATACTGCACCGGGAATGCGAACCGGCTTTGCAAAAGTCGGCACACCTTCTTCATCATAAGAAGTGATTTTTGCATAGTGAACTTTGTTCAGACCGAATTTTACCTTGTTTTTCTCCATTGCCATATAGATCAAACCTCCATCTCATAGAGCACTTCATACAATTCTTCCGAATCAATGAATAGTTCTGTTTTTGTGTAATAAATTTCATGCTGGGCAAGCACTGCCTCCACTTGTTCTTCCAATTCCGGCAGTTTTTTATCCGTGTACAATTCAATGTCCAGCTGTTTGCAACTGAAATATGCCACATTATCTGCAGAAAATGGATTCTCTCCAGGAGATAAGAACAGCAGAAAAGGCGGTGCAGGGCTTTCGCCCTCGGCAAAATGATGGTAGGCGAAAGGCAGTCCCATTTCCTCCATCATTTCTGCGATTTGTTCGTAGGTCATGACAAAGCTCCCTCAATTAAATGCTCCAGCAACTGTACACCGTTTTCTTCCGCAGGAGCAATATGCGGTTTGCCGGATACCCGACCACCGCCACGCTTGGCATGCCCCTTTTCCAGAAGATGTGCCAGTTGATATCTGTTTTTAGAATGTACTGTCATCTCCAAAGAGTGACTGTTTTCGCCAGTCTTTTTCGTTGCCCAGCTTTTTGCATATTTTCCGGTGTCCTTCGGAGCATTGGCGGAAATCTCGTTTTTCACTTGCGTGGCGGTTTTCCGGACAGCCTTTTTCATGGCAGTATCCGCAAGGTCTGCATATTCCTGCAAGCCCTGCATGATTTCCTCTGCAAGATTGTCAATACTGGTCATTTTGTCCCGCCTTTCTGGCTTCTGCAGTAAGTTTCAGATAGTCCTTGTGCAGATAATCCGGTGTAACACTGGTGATGTTGTATGTGACATCCCGAAACAAGATTCGGTTGCCTGTTACAGACGGCATCCAGTGCTGACTTTGCCGAATGAGGAATTCCAGTGTTTGTGTTTCTTTGGTCACACCAGCGTCCGTATGCTCCGCAGAAGCTTTCAAAGTCACTTTTGCCCAGCAGGAAAAGACTTCGTCCCACACAGCGGTGTGATTTCCGATTTCATCGGTAACGACACGATTCACCAGAAAGGTGATTCGCTGATTGAGTGTTCCAATTTCCATCAAATCACATCCTCTCGCTGTGCAAACAGCATAGCACGAAGTGTTAATGTCAGTTTGGAAAAGTCTGCGGTATTGCGGTTTTCATAGAGATAAGAAACTGTGTAAAGCATTGCTGTCCGTACCACATCTTCGTTTTCTGAAAAGCGTTCCTCGTCCATTCTTCCCACATCCATTACCAGCTGTTTTGCAGTTGAAATAAGGGAGAGAAGCAATGTATCATCATCTTCAAAATCAATCCGCAGATACTGCTTGACTTCCTGTAAAGTTACCACCCACTCCAACCCCTTTCTCTGATTACGCTTTCATGCCAAGTGTCTTTACGGCTTCGGTCAGAATCAGTCTGCCATCGACACGCTGAGATGCGAGGAATCCAACCTGACCATTCATTGCAAATACCTCATTCAGTCGCTTAAAGGAACGTCCCTGACGGTCGCCGATCCAGTAATAGCTGAAATCGCCGAAAGCGAGGCACTTTGCACCTACCTTGATTTCCGGCACATAGCTGGAAGTGTAGTACGGACGATTGAGAATGGTATCCGGAACGCCAGCTTGTACAGACGGATTCCAGATGTAATTGCCAGTGCTGTCCTTCAGCTTACGAAGTGCCTTTACTGTGGAATCGTTGAGAACCCAGACTGCCTTTTTGCGATATGGGCTTCTCAGAGAATAGAACAGTTCCAGAACATCATCGAAAGTGATATTTGCAGTGCTGGTTGTCGCTCCGCTTTCTGCACCGCCCGTTGCAGCGAAGATACCGGTCGGCTTGCCCTTGCCATCACCAATGAAGAATGCCTCTTCTTCCTTTGCACCGATTCTTCTTGCAAATTCTTTTGCAATATAGGACGGCAGGTCAAAAGCAGCATCATTCAGCAGTTCCTCAGAGATCTTAATTGCTGTGCCAACCTTGTACGCACCGAGGGAAGCCTGTCCAAAGGTATCGTCAGACAGCTTATATGCGTCCTCCTCATCCATCCAAGCAGCTTCGCCCTTAGAAGTAACGATGGGAATCTTTCGATCACCAGAGGAAGTTTTGATGACGGTTGCCAGCTGCCGGAAAATGTTTTCTTCGGTCAGGGCTTCCACCAGTTTCCGTTCAAATTCATCCGGCACAAGATAGCCGCCCTCAGTATCTGTACCAACCTGCAGGTCGTTTCGGACATCGTAAAAATTGCGGTTGCGAATGCTGTTCCAGAAAGCAGTACGATATGCATCCGATGCAATGCCGGTCTTGGTATCGCCGTGAATGGATGCGTTCGGCTTGTTCTGAATTGGCGTAGAAGTGGGCTTGTTCATCTCCGCTTCAATCTGAGCCTGTCGTTCCAGCCGCTGGATTTCCTTGCCGTATGCCACGATCTGCTGCTCCATGGCATCGTATGTCTTGCTGTCCTCTTCCGAAAGCAGACCGCTTTCATTTCGCTTGGAATCCAAAAAGTCACGGGCAGTATCCCATGCCTTGCTTCTTTTTTCTCTCAGTTCCTGAATTGTCATAGTATCAGTCCTCCTATAGGTTTTAATATTTCAAAAGCTCCAGCCGCTTGTCCAATTGGTTGATCGGCGTGCCTTTGGATGCAGTTGCAGAAATCTTCTGCAGAAAAGAATCCAGCGTTTTGGATGGTGTGTACAGCATGGATGCTGTGCTTTCCTTCTTTTTCTCATCTGGCTCTTCTTCCGAAGATTCCTCTGTTTCTTCATCTGGATCTGTTTTTTCTGGTTCTTCTGGAACAAACGGATTCTTTTTAGAAAAGAGAATGCCGTCTACAAATCCCAGCTGCAATGCTTTTTCTGCATTCATCCACGTTTCTTCATCCATCAGCCTTGCGATCTTATTGCGGCTGAGATGCGATTTTTCTGCATAAGCATTGATGATGGATTCCTTGACTTCATCCAGAAGTGCAATTGCTTTCTCCATATCTGCCTTGTTGCCCATGGCACAGGTCATCGGATTGTGGCACATCAGCATTCCGGTCGGTGAAATCAAGGTTTTTTCTCCAGCCATCGCCACCACGGAAGCCGCAGAAGCGGCAATGCCGTCAATTTTGACTGTGACCTTGCCCGGATGGTTTCGGAGCATGGTATAGATCTGACTGGCAGCAAACACATCGCCACCCGGCGAGTTGATAAAGACGGTCACATCACCGCTGTGTTTTTGCAGTTCCGAGCGAAACATAGCAGGGGTGACATCGTCTTCAAACCATGTACTCTCCGCAATCGCACCGTACAAATACATCTCCGATGCACCGGTTTCTTCGTTGCGTACCCAGTTCCAGAAACGATTATTCTTCATGGGTTGTTTCCTCCTTTTCATTTTTCTTTGCAAATGCTCCTGCATCAGCAAGTTTGGTAAAGCTGCCGTTTACGAGATACAGATTTCCGCCCTGTTCTTCTGGCACCAGATTCATATCCTCCAGTTCCCGAATGTCATTGGTGGACATCCAACCATTCTGTCTGGCGGTAGCGTAGCCCTGCATTCTGGAAGCATAGTCACCACGCAAAAGCCCCTCTACATTAAATTTGATGAAGTATTTGCCTTTTTCTGAATCGGAAAGCAGATCTTTCATCATACCTTGCTCCCACCGAACGATCCATGGGTCAAGACTGTACTTCACAAAATCCAATGATAAATGCTCTACGTTACTGAATGTTGCATGGTCAAGATCGCCGATCATATGAAGCGGTACTCGATACAGCCGGGCAATTTCCTCGACCTGAAACTTTCTGGTTTCCAAAAACTGTGCTTCATTGTTGGGGATGGAGATTGGTGTATACTTCATGCCCTCTTCTAAAATTGCCGTATGATGCGAGTTGGAACCGCCGTAGGCACGCTGCCAGGCATCCCGCACACGCTCTGGATTTTTGATGACTCCCGGATGTTCCAACACACCAGACGGACTGGCTCCGTTTGCGAAAAAGGTAGAACCATAGTCTTCACAGGCAAGGGAAATGCCGATTGCATTCTTTGCAAGAGCAATCGGTGAATATCCCACCAAGCCGTCATACCCAAGTCCGGGAATATGCAGCACATCTTCTGCCTGCAGGACAATATCGCCCTGCTGTTTCAGGTTTGGATTGGCTTCATCGTAGCGACTGTAGATGTAAACCAAACGATTTCGCTGGTCACGGTCTACTCTAACCTTATCCGGCATCAGCGGATACAGCCCCAATACATCTCCACGACCGTTTCGGATAATCTGTGCATAAGCATTGCCATAAATCAGCAGATGGGACATCAGGGTTTCCCGGAATACGAAGGATGTCATTTCTGGATTTGGCTGATCATGCAGCAAAAAATAGAGCGGATGCCGTGGCACTCGCTCTTTTCCATTTTCGGTATATTGGTAAATGTGTAATGGCAGCTGGGCAATGGCTTCTGACAGAACCCGCACGCAGGCATACACCACTGTGTGCTGCATGGCGGTACGGTCATTGACTCGCTTACCACTGTTGGAACGTCCGAAGAAGTAACTGTAGCTGGGACTGTCGTAGCTGTTTTTCGGGTGATCTCGTCCCCGAAAAAATCCTCTCAAAATACGCATAATTCCTCACTCCTTACAAAATCAACATATCTCTTTCGTCATAAACACTTGTTCCATCCCCAGTACATCCACAGCGGATTGCACGGTCAAGAGCCATAATCATGGCAACCGCACCGTCAATTTTCTCTGTGGATTTTTCTTTGTCCGGCTTGATATTTCCGGCAGGATCTCGCTTGATGAAGATGTTGTCCATCATCCAACGAAGAACCGGCTGACCACCATGTGCTATTTTTTTCTCCAATGTCAGCTTCATCAGTTCTTTGGTGGGCGGACTCATATCCTTATATCCCTGCCCAAACTGTACTAAGGTAAATCCCAAATCTTCTAAGTTTTGCGACATCTGCACTGCACCCCAACGGTCAAAAGCAATTTCTTTGATGTGAAACTTCTGTCCCAGTTCTTCAATGAAGTTTTCGATAAAACCATAGTGAACCACATTTCCATCAGTGGTTTTCAAGTAGCCTTGCCGTTCCCATACATCATATGGAACATGGTCACGTCTTACTCTGAGGGGCAGTGTTTCCTCCGGCAGCCAGAAGTAAGGCAAAACAGAATATATCTCATCATCGTCTGTTGGAGGGAACACCAAAACAAAAGCTGTAATATCCGTAGTACTGGAAAGGTCAAGTCCACCGTAGCAGATTCTTCCACGAAGGAATTCTGGAATTACAGGAGCATTACAAGCATCCCATTTTTCCATTGGCATCCATCGAACAGACTGTTTTACCCACTGATTCAAACGCAGTTGTCGGAATGCGTTCTCTTCACCCGGATTTTGTCTGGCAGAATTGCAAGCAGCTTCAACTTTATCCATTCCGACAGTAATGCCAAGAGAGGGATTTGCTTTTTTCCAAACTTCTGGAGAAGTCCAGTCTTCAGATTCATCTGCACCGTAAATCACAGGATAGAATGTTGGATCGATTTTTCTGCCTTCCAAAATATCTTTTGCCTTTTGATGCGTTTCATAACAAATAGAATGCATGTCCGTCCCAGCCGTGGTGATGAGAAAATACAAAGGCTGCATTCTGGCATCACCAGAACCTTTGGTCATAACATCAAAGAGCTTTCGGTTTGGCTGCGTATGCAGTTCATCGAACACCACTCCATGGATGTTGAAACCATGCTTGGAATACGCCTCTGCCGAAAGCACCTGATAGAAGCTGTTGGTCGGAATATACACGATACGCTTTTGTGAGGTCAGGATTTTCACTCGTTTGGAAAGGGCGGGACACATTCGCACCATATCCGCTGCTACGTCAAATACAATGGCGGCCTGTTGGCGGTCGGCAGCACAGCCATAAACTTCGGCACGTTCTTCGCCATCACCGCAAGTAAGCAGCAGAGCAACCGCAGCAGCGAGTTCTGATTTGCCTTGCTTTTTCGGAATTTCTACGTAAGCTGTGTTAAACTGACGATAGCCATTCGGTTTCAGCACACCAAATATATCTCGTATGATCCGTTCTTGCCAATCAATCAGTTCAAACTTTTTTCCTGCCCATGTACCTTTTGTATGACACAGGCATTCGATAAAATTCACGGCATAATCTGCCGCTTTTTTATTATAATGCGAATCTTCCGCCATAAATTTTGTGGGTTTATAGCCTTTCAGTTTTCGCATTCTCTCACCTCACAACAAAAAAGACCTGCCGAAGCAAGTCTTTGAAAATCATGGTCATGGCGTGCAGATGTGACCTGTTTGCCATGTTTGGTACGACCGCCAGAGCCTTTCGGCTCCGGCTTGTAGAATTTATAACTTCAAGACCAGCCCCGCACAGTTCGCCTGTGTGGGGCTGGTCTTGACTTTGGGCAAGTTTTCGGCAAGTACTCTGAAAGCCCACACAGGGCAAACAGGGCGGTTACATGGGAAACTTTCGGTGCATTACAGACAGGATTTTCTCCCGTTCCTCCGTGGAAACACCGATGCTTTCCAGTGCCTGCCGAATGCCGCAGTCCGGGCAAATGGGCGTTTGGTTGTCCGTTCTGGAAAGTGCCGGAACACCGGAGTAGGGTTTTCCGCAAAGTGGGCAGACTGCCGAAACTGGCTTATCCGTTTTCATGGTAGTACACCTCCCGTTCGCTGGTGTCCACGGCTTTCCGCAGGTGTTTCAGGTCAAAGCCGAACTGGCGGTATCCATCCACACAGGTGCGGATGTAGGCAGAAGTGGGGATGCCCAGTTTCCGTTCCTCGTGCATGATGTACACAAAGGCGGTCAGCTTTTTCCCAGTTTCTGCAAGAGGAAGTTCCAGTTCCGTTTTGTAGTAGAAATGGGGATACCCCTCATAACGGTCAAGGGCAAGTTCATCTCGTTTCGACACCGACCACACTGCCGCCGGAACGGTACAGCCCTGCTTGGGTTCGATGGTCAGATAGGAGCCGGTCTTGCTGCCTTTGAACAGCAGCTGGTAATTTGGGATCTCCGCAGTCCCCACAATTCTGGCATCCGGGCAACGGAACTGCATCTGTTTCACGTTCAGATTGCTGCCGTAGGCAAGGTAAAACTTTTTCATGCAATCAAATCCTTTCTGAAAGGGATACCCTTTCACCACCATAAGACCGCCGAAGCGGTCTGGTGTAACTGGTAGCAAAAGGCTGTCTCTTTATCGGCCGAACCGGAAGGCTGCATCGCCATCCAAGTTTTTGGTAAGGAACGTTCTGGCGGTGGCGAACTCCTCGCCGACCAGCCCCAGCCGAATCAGCCATGTTCGCATTGCGAATTTCGGATTTTCCGTTTGCTGTGGCTTTGGACTTGCTGTTTTCAGTTCCTTTGCCATTTCGGAAAGGGCAAGGCAAAGCTGAATGTAGCTTTTCAATTGCCCAGCATGGAGTCCATTTTTCTTTTCAGCTGTAGGCTTGTCAAACTGGAAAAGTCTGAATTCGATTGTGCCTTTTGTAAAAGTTGCGTGATAGTTCAGCATATGGTATCGGCTGTCATTGTAGTGCTGATTTCTGCCGTAATTTGCACCGTTCGCCGTATACCAGATGTCTGCGAACTGTACCATGTTGGTAGGCTTTTTCTGGTTCAGCTGTTCGATGAATTGGGGATTGACCGTTCTGCAATATCGGTCCATTCTGCCTTGGTCGATTTTCAGGGCATCTGCAATCAGCCGTTCGTGGCTCGCCATAAGGTTGGCGAGGTTTCGCAGGGTTTGCGGTGTGTGTCCGTTTGCTCCAATGTGAATGTGTACTCCGGCTCCGATGCCTGCATGGCTGATTGCTCCGGCTTTGCGAAGTTTTCTGACCAGTTCTTGCAAGGTCTCAATGTCGCTGTAGTGAAGAATCGGTGTGACCAGTTCGCACTTTTCGGCATCGCATCCTGCAATGCTGACATCCTTTTGAAATTTCCATTCTCTGCCCTGTGCATCCCATGCTGACCAAGTGCTGTAGCCGTTTCGGCTGGCAGTGTATTCGTATCTGCCCGTGCCGAAATGGTTGGCGGCAAGCTTTGCAGCTCGCTCTCTTGTGATGTGGTTCATCTCAATCTCCACGCCGATGGTCTGCTTTTTCAGGTTTTCAATCTGTCTTTCTGTTTTAGCATTCATAATGTTTTCCTCCGTAGTTTCGGGCTTTTTCCCTTTTGTTGTAACCATATTAACTCTAAACGGAGGAGATAGCAAGCGGCTAAATTAACAGAAAAAGGGACTGTATAGCCGCCAGATGATTGTGTGATATACACTACGGCAATACAGTACAATGGAATAGGCACTCGCTTATTTTTCGGCTACCACAGCTTTGAAAGAATCTACTTCAGGAATCAGAGCAAGGGAAGAACCATTCTCCCACCGCATATGAATGCTGCCCGCATCGTCAATATGCGTGACCTCGCCGACTGTTCCGGAAAGAACCGGATATTTTTCATTCCGCATAGAAAGCAGCTGTAATTTTGTTCCGACAGGGTACTTTTTTCGCAGCTGTTCCAGATACGACTTACTCGGAAACTGCATCAGTATCACCAACCTTTCTGAATGCGGAATTGCCTGTGAGATTGCGAAGAATAACTTTTCTTGCTGCCTTGAATTCTGCACCCACCATTCCCAGACGAATCAGGAAACACCGCATGGTGTACTTGGGATTGTCGGAGGTGTCCGGCTTGCGGTTGATGCGGCTCTGGTTCTTGGCAAATTCGCAGAGCATGGAAATGAAGGTGCAGTAGGCATCTGCATCGCCGTCCTGTTCGACCGTGAACCATGGAAATTCCACCCTTTCATCAGACGAAATGATGTCCAGCGAATCTGTTTGAAAAGCTGCCTGAAAAAGGGCAACCTTGTTTTCGCAGATTTGCCGGAGATTGCCCAGTGTATGTTCCGTGAAGAAATCGGCTGGCATCTGCACCGTCAAGCCCTTAGATTCCGGTTCTGTTGTGTCCGGAACAGCATAGCCCCGACTTGCCAGTTCGGCAAGAAGCCGTTCTGTTTCCTTACGGTCGGCTTGGTCACTGATTTCCAGATCACCTGCTTTGGTAACAGTGTAGCATTCCCCGATTTTGTAAGTACAGGTGGGCATATACTGATATTCTGCCGTTGTTCCAATGATCGTGGCTATCGCCCACGCCAGTTTCTTTCGATTTTCTCCTGCAAGATGAAATTCAATTATCATATGTTTTCCTCCCGATTTTCGGTGATTTGCCTTTCGGCAGTACATATGTTAACTCTTTTTCCCACAGATAGCAACTGTGAGATGTGTAGAATTATTCCCTTTCATTTTGTGCATAGTAAGCAATTCCGGCAAGCACAAACCAAGCATTGCAAGCTGCGATACCATTTCCCCACATTTTATAAGCTGCACTGTCGGAATATGGGCTTTTCATCCATTTTTCAATCTGCTTGTGAGATTTCGGCTTGCAGGTCTTACCGACAGCTTGGTTGTATGTTTCAAAAACATTCTTCCACCAAGTAATCTGTTCTTCGGTCGGATTTTTAATACCGATATCATCACACCACCAAGTCGGCATACCTTGCAGTAACGCACACTCTTGCGGTGTCAGTCGTCTTACGATGTATTCAATTTCAGGAGTGCTGTCGTTGACAACCGGAGGGTCTTTGTAGTCCGATGCCACAAGTGTATTTGCTTTTTCTTTTTCAGCAACAGTATGGCGAGAATTTTTACTTGTAGAGTATTTCGGATGAGCAATTCCGCCAGCCACCGACGCAACAAGTGTTGAGGATTTTTCCTCTTCAATCTGAAAACTGAATTTTGCATTGTATCCCTGATTCATTGCAGGTCTGCCAATTCCATATGACACAGCGTGATTTTCAGTACAATTCAGCGTGTACATTGTTTCCGATTCCTTGTACCCGTCACCATGATGTGAAGGACGTGAGCCGTTGCCCTCAACTACAACCATACCACCTTGATTTTTGCAAGGTGACTGATTGCTGGTATCAATGGTTCTGGAAGTTTCAGCTTCATAGAATCCGCTGTTTGGATTATTGGATAACATGGAATTGCTGTATTTTCCGCAAATACCATATGCCTTGGGAACGAAAAGTGTCTGGTCGTTATTGCAGGAAAGCGTTGCGGATTTGTTTTCTTGAATCAAAGCCCCACGCCCACCATTTCCGTGACCACAGCGAATTTTCAGAGTTTCAGGAACAACCGATGATTCCACCACAAAAGGCTGATTGTTTCCACCTGTTCCATATGTTGCAGATACAGTCTGAGCAACATCGAGAGGTTCTGTGTATCTGGTATCCTGAGAATGATTTTCGAACATCAGCCCTGAGCCTGTTTCTTCAGAGCAAGTTCCAAAACTTCGGGCAATTTCTTGCCACGCTCTGAAGCTCTCCGCAGAATACCCAGACACGCCTTCTGACTCAAATAATATTTTTGAGGCACATCCGCCATCAAAATCTGCGACAAGGTAGATACGCATTCTTCTCTGGGGTACACCCCAGTACTGAGCATCGAATGTACGCCAAGCGAGAGAGAAATCATCTCCCATGATATTTCCTGCTTTTGTCCACTTTTCAGGTTTAGGGACAGAAACATTGGTGTTTTTGATTTTGCAGAGTTCTTCGAGGACGCATCGGAAGTCTTCTCCGCCATTTGAGGAGAAAGCACCTGTGACGTTTTCCCACACTGCGAATCTTGGGTATTTTCCATTGGTTGCACCTCTCATTTCTTTGATGATTCTGATTGCCTGAAAGAAAAGTCCTGAACGCTCTGCATTCAAGCCCTGACGTTTTCCTGCAACCGAAAGGTCGGTACAGGGTGAGCCAAAAGTGATAATATCTACAGGCTCTATTTCTGCACCGTTGATGCTGTTGATGTCACCAAGGTGCTTTACAAACGGCAGTCGCTTTTCGGTTACAGCGATAGGGAAAGGCTCAATTTCTGATTTCCAGACAGGCACAATACCTGCAAGCATAGCCATCATAGGAAATGTTCCTGATCCATCGAAAAGACTGCCAAGGGTGAGCGGTTTATTCATCAGGCTTTTCCACCTCTTTCACCAGTTCAGAGTATGCAATCTGCTTCCCATCCCGCACAACATACACACCATCGGCATTTCCCGTATCTTCCACATACCGGCGAAGAATCACCGAGGCATATTTTTCATCCAATTCCATGGTGTAACAGATGCGGTTCATTTGTTCGCAAGCCATCAAAGTAGAACCGCTGCCGCCAAAGGTGTCCATTACCACGCCATTTTCCTGTGTAGAATTGCCGATTGGATAGCCAAGCAAGTCCAGCGGCTTGGAGGTGGGGTGATTGGCATTGCGTTTCGGCTTGTCAAAATGCCAGATGGTCGTCTGCTTGCGGTCGGAATACCAGTGATGTTTTCCATTCTGCATAAAGCCATACAGCACAGGTTCGTGCTGCCACTGATAATCCGAGCGTCCCAGCACAAGGCTGTCTTTTACCCAGATGCAGCAGCCTGCAAGATGAAATCCTGCATCAATGAAAGCTTTTCTGAAATTCAGCCCTTCGGTATCTGCATGGAATACATAGGCAGAACCGCCTTTTTCAAGATGCTCCGCCATTCGCTGAAAGGAGGACAGCAGGAATGTATAAAACTCCTCGTTCTTCATGCTGTCGTTTTGTATGGTCAAACCGCTGGCACTCTTAAACGAAACGCCATAGGGCGGATCGGTCAGAATGAGATTTGCCTTGGTGTTACCCATGAGAGCAGATACATCTTCCGCAGATGTGGCATCACCGCACATCAGCTTGTGTCTGCCAACTGTCCAAATATCGCCACGCTGGACAAAAGCTGCCTTTTCTAAGGCAGCGGACAGGTCGAAGTCATCCTCTTTTGCCTCGCCATCTGCATCCGCACCCAGCAGATCTGTCAGTTCCTTTTCATCAAATCCGGTCATGGAAAGGTCGAAGCCGAGTTCCTGCAACTCCTGCATTTCTACAGACAGCAGTTCTTCGTCCCAGCCTGCATCCAATGCCGTCCGGTTGTCAGCAAGAATGTACGCTTTCTTCTGTGCTTCCGTCAGATGGTCGGCATACACACAGGGTACTTCTGCAATACCTTCTTCCTTTGCCGCCATAATGCGTCCATGTCCAGCCAGTACATTGTATTCCCGATCGATAATGACGGGATTCACAAAGCCAAACTCACGCAGAGAAGAGCGAAGCTTCAGGATCTGTTCCTTGTTGTGCGTTCTGGCGTTGTTGGCATAGGGTACTAACTTGTTGATATCAACAAGCTGAAATTCTGTAGTTGTGGTCATGCTCCATTCCTCCGCTTCAAAACTTTCTGTAAACCTTTTCTGGCGTCCAGCACTTTTCCGCTGACCGCCAGGTCTCGGCTGTCGCCTCGGTCGGTGCTTCTCGCTTTGCGAGAGGTTGCCACTGGCAACCCGCACCCTTTTATGGTGCGGTATTGCTGTTTGGTCATCTTCTGGCGATTGGCTTTCAGATCTCGCCAGAACTGAGTAGCTGCTTTCATGTATTTCTCACTTTCTGCTGCTCAGAAGCTGTTCCATCAAATCATCCTGTGGCGTACCGTCAAATTTGGTCGTACAGTTCTGTTTCACAATATCGAAAATCTCATACCAGAGCAAGTTTGCCTGTTTCTGAAATGTCTGGCTCATCTGCACAAACGGAGAGGCAATAACGCCGCCCGTGGTCGGGTGCTTTCCCAGCAATCCATAGGTACTGAGGGCTTCTTCACACTGTACAAATCGGGCGAATGCCTGCGAGTAACTTTCCAGCAGCCGTTTGTTGACGTGCTTTTCACAGCCACGCTGTTTCAGCCAGAGCCACGTTTCTTTGTACACAATGTCCGCTCCCAGCGGTTTTCCGTTCTTCTGCTGGGCAGACAAGTATGCACTGGGGCTTGGCATATCCACACCGGTCAAATCAGCGGCATCGTCCAGATCAGCTGCATCCAATTCCGGAGTATGAAACTCCATAATATCTGCATCTTTGCCCTCTGCGATCTTGTCAGAGAGTGCTTTCGGCTTATCGCCTGCACGAACTCGTCTGCCGCCTCTTCTTGTGCCGTCCTTTGCCATCTGATTTCACCTGCCTTTTGAGAGAAAAATAGCCGAAACTGCGTAGGTTTCGGCTTGTTTGCATATTTCCGGGGTTAATCCCCCGTTTGAACCTTGGTTTTTGTGTGTGAGAGGGAACGCCGGTCTGTAAAAAATTCACAATTAGCGATTTTTATCCCCCCACCGGCAGCATTTCAGACACAATCAATACCGATAGACGGGATTTCGGTCTTCCGTCCACGTCTTGCGATCATGGCAGGACTTGCAAAGAGCCTGCCAGTTGCTTTCCTCCCACATCAGATGCGGATCACCACGGTGAGGAATGATATGGTCGACCACGGTCGCTGCCGTGAACCGTCCCTGTGCCTTGCAACGCACACACAAAGGATGCCGGCGGAGGTACGCTTTGCTGAGCCTCTGCCACCTGCTGCCGTAGCCACGCTTGGCGGCAGACGGTCGGTCTGGGTGCAAGGGCTGATGCTCTGCACAATACAAACCGTCTGTCAGATTGGGACAACCGGGGTGCTTGCAGGGCTTCTTACATTTCTTCGGCATAAGGTTCACCTCCGGATACAAAAAGCCGCCTCGGATGATTCCATGGCGGCTCTCGTTTTATTCTTTGCTATGATACAGTATAGCATACCATAAAGCTCTTATCAAGTCTTATGAACTCTGATGAACTCTTAACTTTTCAAGTGCTTTATTGTGGAGGTAGTAAATATGCTGTACGCTATAGTCTAATTCACTTGCCACCACTTTCCATGGCTTAAACTCTAGATACCGTTTTGTAAGAAGATCACGGGCATCTGCATCTGCGACCTTCTGAATCTGTTTCCACATTTCATGCATCAAATGTTGAAGTTCCATTTTGGTTTCTTCGATTTCTTCTTCCAATGACAAAATTTTTTCTACAGCAATTTCCATCTTGTGTGGTTCTGGAGAAACTGTTTTAGGGGAATCTCCACCTTTTCCAACCATACCCTCAGCAGATTGTCGTATGCAATCGATCTCATGCTCTTTCCGAAAGATTCGGTGTCGGAGGCGTTCTGCCTCTTCCATGTATGCTTTTGGATTCATGCATTTTCCTCCCTCACAATTTCAGCACGCACAGCAGTCATCAAAGCGGTCTGGGTTTGTTCTTTCTGGGTCAGGGCTTTCAAGATACGTTCGTCAATCGTACCCTTGGTGATGAGATGCTGAATGACAACCGTTTCGGACTGCTGCCCCTGCCGCCACAGTCTGGCGTTGGTCTGCTGGTAGAGTTCCAGACTCCATGTCAGTCCAAACCAAATCAGGTGAGAACCGCCTGCCTGCAAATTCAAACCGTGTCCGGCAGCGGCTGGGTGCAGCAGACCAACTTGCAGCTTTCCGGCATTCCAGTTCCGGATACTGTCGGAGGACTGGATTTCCTGATAGGAAACATTCAGCTTTCGCAGTCGCTCTTGAATCCGCTCCAAATCATGCTTGAACCAATACGCCACCAGAACGGGTTTTCCGTTGGCTGCCTCTATTAGGTCTTCCAGTGCATCCAGCTTTCGATCGTGAATGGGAAGCACGACCCCAGTGTCATCATAAATCGCTCCGTTTGCCAATTGGGAAAGCTTATTGGATAGACTTGCAGCATTAGCAGCGGTAATCTCGCCATCCGGCAAGTCTAACACCAATTCCTGTTTCAATTGCTGATATCGTTCTCTTTCTTGCTTAGAAAGACGAACTGGAACTTCTGTCAACAAAAGTTCTGGCATTTGCAAATAATCAATCGCTTTCATGGAAATGGTGATGTCTGAAATTTTATCATAGATTTGTTTCTCTGCCTGCGGCAATGGCTTGTAAGAATAAACCACCATCCCATTTCGTTTATCCGGCTGAAAATAGGTTGTTCGATATTGTCCAATAAATCTTCCAAGTCGCTGTCCCATATCCAGCAAACGAAATTCCGCCCATAAATCCATCAAACCATTACTGGACGGTGTTCCCGTTAAGCCAACAATGCGTTTCACCTTTGGTCGAACTTTCATCAGTGCCTTGAATCGTTTCGTCTGGTGATTCTTAAAGCCTGACAACTCATCAATCACCAACATATCAAAGTCAAACGGAATATGGCTTTCCTCTACCAGCCAACTGATATTCTCACGATTCAGAATGCAAATATCCGTCTTTGCATGCAGGGCTTGTCTGCGTTCTGCGGATGTTCCAACTGCTACACTGTATTTCAGATGCTTCAAATGTTCCCACTTTTCAATTTCTGCTGACCAAGTATCCCGTGCCACACGAAGGGGTGCAATCACTAAAACATGGCGAATTTCAAAGCGGTCAAACAACAACTCGTTGATTGCTGTCAATGTTGTGACAGTCTTCCCTAACCCCATATCCAGAAGAAGTGCTGCCACAGGATGCTCCGTCAAAAACTGAATCGCATATTGCTGATAGTCGTGCGGAATGAACTTCACAGTGTTTCACCTCCGACTTCATCCAAAATGGGGCGGATTTGTTCCAGACTATCCAGACAATACACGGAAAAACCCACTCTCTCAAGCTGTTGTTTTCTCCTGATTTGCAATGCCCGCATCTTGCCACCCGGAGCCTTTACTTCTACAAAAGCAATTTTTCCACCCGGCATCAATACGATTCGATCCGGCACTCCATCCGTTCCCGGACTTGTAAACTTCCAACAAAGACCTCCTCTGGACTGCACCTCTTGTACCAACCGGCTTTCAATCATTTTTTCACGCATTTTAGCCACCTTTTCAAGTTTTTTCTTTTTTGGGGTGCTGGTCGATTAAGGTCAATATATAAAACCCCTTTTAGGCTGAAAATTTGGTAAAAATTACCTATAGTAAAAGTTTACGAAATGACCCCCTCCGACTTGCACCCCTGCCCATCATTCTAAAAATTCTGACTTGATTTTTAAGCCATAAACGATGACACCTTTCTTGGTTCTCTTTCGTTCAAACCCTGCATTTTCCAAACCGGCATAGAAGTCTGTCGTGCTTCTGGTATACTCTCCGTTTTTGGAACAATATGCCCGATACGCCTGATACAATTCACCTGATTTTTGCTGGTTCGTTTCCTGCACTTCACAGCAATCTTCCAAAAATGCCGACATCCAGTCATTGCTTTCCCGGTAGGCGTGAATCGCTCTTTTGACACAGGAAGGAACTTCCAGTTGGAATTGCCGGTCAATCACTTGCTTTGCTCCCTCCATCACCCAAGACAGAATTGCTCCACCGGCGTGTTCGACCAGATAATCTGCAAAGTTTTTGATGTCCGATTTCCCCTCCAGCTTTGCCAGAAACGGGATCACAATCAATCTCCGCCACGTTCCGTCATCATTCGCTCCAACCCGTGGAAGATGGTTCGTATACAACACCAGCGTATGAGCAGGCGTATAGCGAAACGGGTCTTTGTATTTCTTCTCCGCTTGGATTTCATCCGTGGAACAAAGCTGCTTGATGACCGCCGTATTCAACCGCATTCCTTCTTCCAGTTCTGCTGCAATCACCAGTCGTTTGCCTTTGAGTTCTGCCATTTCTGGCTTTACATTTCGCTTGCAGCCGACCGTCAATGCATCCGCAGACATTGTCCCACTGTAACTACCCAGCACCCGTGACACTGCATTCCAGAAGGTGGACTTGCCGTTGCTGCCTTCGCCATAGGCAATAATCAATGCCTCTTGATACACTTTTCCAATCGCACAAAGCCCGCAGATTTGCTGCACATAATCCGTTAAACTTTGATCGCCGCAGAAAAAGCAATGCAAGGCATCTTTCCAAATTTCTTCCCCCACGTTGTTCGGCGAAACAGCGGTCATTTTTGTGAGGTAATCCTCCGGATTGTGCGGTCTTCCGCCATGCACGCCTTTCTGCAAGTCATAGGTTGCTGTCGGTGTGTTTAGCAAGAACTCCTGACTGTCAAAATCTGCAATGTCTTTCAGCAACATTGGCTTGGCAGCCTGTAAAGCCGAAGAGATGTACTTCATATCTCTGCGTTTCATGACGAAAGTTCGATAAGTCAGAGCAGAGCGATATTCGATGTACGCTTTTCTGCTGACATCATCCACGGCTTTTTCCAGCACCTTTCCGCCCTTGGAGATTGTTTCAGCATCTACTCCGCTGTCCAGCAGCATCTTGTGTGTCATTTCCAGTGTCCGTTCTGCTTCTTCCAGCTGCTTGTCCAGAAATGCTTCACATCTGCCGACTGCTGTCTGCTTTGTCTCTACCCAGTGTGTTTGCAGATAGCATAAGTATTCGGTTGCATCTGTATAGGCAAGTTCTCCTTGTACCTGCCCAGCAAAAACTTTCGCTTGCCCGATGTCAGAATAGTCCTCTGGTCGCAGGCGATACATCTGCCCGTACAACTCTGGAGCAATATATCCGTCCTGTTTGGATACTCGCTTTCCGAAGCTTTTTGCACTCTGCCAAATCATGTGCAGTTCTGATTCTGCCAGTGGCGGGTTGCACTTTTCTGCTGCCTTTTGAAACAATTGATACGCTGCCTCTGTATTGCCATAACGCTTGATCAGTTTTCCGGCAATATGACTCATTGTGCTGTTTCTGGAGCCCTCTTGAATCCATTCTGTCTGAGCATCCCATTCTGCAAAAGCATCTTTTTCAAAAAATTCAGTAAGCGTCAGATTGCCTTGATACCATTCCACTTTTGGATTCTCCACACCAAAAAAGAAATGTGCCTCGTCCAGTGCCTTTTCGTCAAAGTATGGAAAGTATTCTCGCACCTCGTTTTTCAGATGCAATCGTCCTTCGACAGACAACGCCTTATCTGCTTCAAAATAGACATGAAACTTAGGACGTGCGATTCTGTTTCCCTTGTTTTTCATGTGATTTCTGCTATAGGCAACTGCGAATGCTACGTCTGGAAATGTCAATGCCAGTTCCAAAGGTGTAACCCAATCTTCTGGGTTTTCAGAATGGCTATTGTCGCAATCAAACATCAGACAATCGCTCTCTATAAAGCTGGCATTGCTCCTTTTATCATCCGTGAATTTTGCAGAAACATGGTCAAATTGCACCGCAGACTTCAAACTTTCCCCGTCAATTACCTCTACATCATTCGGATATTTGATATTTTTTGCGTTTTCACGACAAGTAGCAGTATAAAGCGTAAATTTCATTTCTTTGCCTCCAGTTCTGCAATCAGCGTATTTGTCTGACTCATAATTCCGCACACTTGCTTTTGTATATCACGCAAAGAGTCCATAGTAATTACATCCCCAGACTGTTCGCCCTCTTGCCCCGTTAATAAATAATCTGTCGACACGCACAAGTAATCCGCCATTTTTAACAAAAGCCTCGGCGAAGGAGCCGTTTCACCTTTTAGGTACAGAGAGACTGTTTGCGGTCGAACTCCAACATGTTCAGCCAGTTCTTTTTGTGTAATTCTTCTGCGGTACGTTGGATGGCACGCCATCAATTTTTGCAGCATTTGTGGGAATTGATACATTACTCTATTTCCTCCAGTTCTTCTGTAAAATACCGAATGGTCATATGTCGCCGCTTCGCCCATTTGATTTCCTGCTGCATACCCTCCGACCGCACAGAACCAAACACCCACAGCTGGGCACACTTTGACAGCAGTACCAAATTCATGAACATCGCTGTCTGACGATCTTCGCCCAGACTGTCATCCATGAATTGCGGAAACAGCAAGTGGGGAGCGATAGGGACATAGTGGGTATCTACTGCAAAGCGGCTGTATCGTCTGGCGTTTTCGATATTGTCATTGATGCAGCCGTGGGAATAGGGAGAACAGATGTATACCAGCGGTCGATAAGCGGCAGCCTTTTTCGCCCTGCGTTCCTCTCGTTCAATACGGCTCAGTGCTTCATAAGCAGTGAGATCAATGTACCCCTCAGCGTTATACAGATTCATGCAGTGCTCCTTTCAGCCGCTTCAGTGTGCAGGCATCGCAGTAAACGGCACTGCTGAAAATGTCAAAGTTTTCTGCTGCCCAGAAGATACTCAGATCAACCGGCACTTCTGCACCGCACTGCGGGCAATGGCAGTATACGTTTTCGTTGTTGATCTCCACGGAGATACTGGTGGTGTCATTCAAGTTTTCTTTGATGTAAAACATATGGAATCCTCCTAATCTTTCTTGTAAAAGCTGCATTCATATCCGTCTGCCCGAAGCAACAGTCCCTTTGCCCAGTCTGGTGTTCTCGCCATCTGCTGACAGATCTCATCCAGCTTTGTATCTTTCGGGCATTCGATGATCATTTCATCGTGAATATGACCGACAATGAAGTATTGTGATAGCGTTTGCATGGAATAGAAGAGCAGATCCCGTGCGGTCGCCTGAACAATGTTTTCGACCAGCTTGCCGGAGTAAGTTTCCAAGCGTTCCCACTTTTTGCCCGTGCCAATGCCCTCATAGGTGATAGAATCACCGCCGAAGCGATTTTCACCGATGCGTGGCTTGACATATGCCAACCGTCTGCCGGACAGCAGGCGGATAAACAGAAAACCGGATTCATAAGAGAAGTGAATGCCGTGGGTCTCTGTTTCGGTTTTATCCCGCACAGCTTTGATGGCAGCATTTTCCACATCCCACCACAACTGCACAATGTGTGGAGAAGCAGTTCGCCAGTCGGTGACCAGCTGCTTCAATTCTGCGTCAGACATCTCCGCACCGCCCATCGCTTTCATTGCTCCGACCGAGCCGCCGTAGCCACACGCCAATTCTGCGACCTTGCCTTTCTGCCGAAGATGCCCGTTGATGCCATGCTTGACTACTGGCACGCCGAAAATCTTAGAAGCCGAGGCACAGTAGATGTCTTTGCCGTCTGCGAACGCCTGCATCCGCCACGTTTCTCCGGCAAGCCATGCAATCACTCTTGCTTCAATCGCCGAGAAATCCGCCACGAGAAACTGATAACCGGGCTTTGGCACGAACGCCGTCCGAATCAGTTGTGACAGCGTGTCCGGAACGTCTTCATACAGCAGTTCTACTGCTTCTAAATCGCCAGACTTCACAAGCTCCCGTGCATCTTCCAAATCGGGAAGGTGATTTTGTGGCAGGTTTTGCAGCTGAATGATACGACCAGCCTCTCGACCTGTTCGATTTGCACCATAGAACTGAAACATTCCTCTTGCACGACCATCCGAGCAGACGGCGTTTTGCATGGCTTGATACTTTTTGACCGAGGATTTTGATACTTGTTGTCGAAGTAACAACACGGCTTGCAAGTCCGGCGGAGCAGTTTTCAATTGTTCCTGTACTTCTTTTTTTCCCAACGATTCTAACTCCAGTCCGTGTTCCGCCAGCCATTGTTTCATTTGCTGAACAGAGTTTGGATTGTCCAAGTCGGTCAGATTTTTCAGTAGATGCAATAGCTTGTCCTTTGTCAATGTGTCCATACGAATTGCTTGCTGCACCAGCTGCAAATCCAGTTGTATTCCTCGATCGTTGATGGTCTGGTCAAGGGCATACTCCTGCCAGACAAAATCCGGCACAGGAAACCGAGCAATTTTTTGTTCAATCGCTTGTTCCGTTTCCACATCCCGTTTGTTGTATGCCAGAAAGACGTTCCATTTCTCTGGAGCATCGGTCTGGGCATGAAACACCGGAATGCCATTTACATGGTCATACGGTACGCAGAAATAGCGAATCAGAGCTTTCCCCTCGGACATTTTCTGTTGCTGTAACTGTAGAACTGCCCCCACGCCGGCAAGGCTCAGCGGCAAGCCCAGATAGGCAGCCGCCACCATCGTACACCGCCATGCTTTCGGGCTGAGGTAGTTGCCGCAGGCATCCTCCGGCAATCCATAGGAAATGAAGCATTCCGGATAGTTTCGCCGCAGCCAGACCGACAGGCAGACCCGTTCAAAGCTGGCGTTGAAGGCGTGCTTCTGAATGCGGTCATCCGTCAGAGCGTTGAGGATTTCTTCCGGCAGCTGTTCGCCGCAGGCAAGGTCAACTACCTTCACTGGGGCATCGTCCACGGAATATGCAAAAAGCAGAATATCAAAATACGGGGAATCCGCATAGCGGTAAACCCCGGCTTTTGTAATATCCACATCACTTTTTGTTTCTAAGTCAATCATCAATTTTTGCATTGTTACACCTATTACCCACCCGAACAGATACTCCGTCAGTCGCCCACCCGACATTTTTGCTTACTTGTGATTCTTGAAATGATCAATCAGTGCAGCAACGGAAATTGCTGCCCAACAGAACATTGAAATGCACCAAAGAACCGCAATAACAACGGAAAGAATTGCCTCCATTTTTCTCACCGTCCTTATTACTAAATTGCCATTTTAGTTAATCAAGGAAATCGTCACTTTCAAGAGCATCGAAATCATCAGCAGCATTGGTACGTCCACTAAGCGGTTCACCATCCCGTACCTTCTGAATATTGCCCAAACCGCAGGCAATGCCCTTATTTCCGTTGCTGTTAAACGCATAGAATGTTACTGCAACTCTTGCATAGCAGCCACTGTAGACCTCATTCTGATCGAGAATCGGCTGTACCTGCTGGTCAACGATCTGCGGAGGAGTAGTGCTATTTGCATTGACAAAATAGCAGTCTTTGTACACTTCATCCTCCGGACGTTCTGCATCGCCATCTCTCAGCGGCAACTTCAGAGCAGCCTTACTCGGCTTCTTTCCTCCGAACTTTCCAATGCCATCTTCAATGGCAGCATCAATTGCAGTCTGAATTTTTGCAAGAGTTGCCTTATCAGACTTCGGAATCAGCAAGGAAACACTATACTTTGCGGCACTGCCGTTGATGGATTTCGGTTCCCAGATGTTTGCGTAACTCAAACGCACAGTTCCTGTAATCACTTTTGTTTTTCTTTCGTTTGCCATTTATTTTTCCTCCTGTATTGTTTCAAAATCTTTTTCTGCGGAATTCCAAACCGGACGCTTGTCCGAAATTGGTACAAGTGCAGGCTTACCCGGCGGTTTGTATGTGAAATTCCCAAGAATTTCATCGAACTTTTTCTTTCCGCCAAGCAGCTTTGTCATTGCGGTAATTCCCAGCAGTTCCGGTTCGTTGTACGGATTTTTCCCATAAGCCTTGACTTTTTCAATGACCTTTGCCTCATCGGTATACTTTCGATTCGACCGACCTTCCACAACTTTGTACCCATTCCACTGTTTGCCGGAAATTGCTCGCTGCAAAGCATATTCCTTGATATCGGATGCCCATGAAACCAATTGATCAGCTTTTTCCAATACTGCCTCGATTTCAGTATCCACCAGCATTTCCGGGGGAGCGAAGTCATACTGTGCCAGCTGAAGATTGTATTCTGCACGTTTTCGGCAAGTTGCCTTCACTTTACAAAACCGACAGTGTTCACCAGCACAGAAATCTCCCTCGCCTTTGGATGCAAGTTCTGCTTTCGTTTTCAATTCTGTTTCTGCCCAATGCAACAGTTCAGAAATAGGCATAACGCATTCACTAACGCTCTGGATTCTCGGCTGAAAAATCACCATCCGGATTTCTGCAATGTCATAAAGGGCATCAAATAGCTGCAATGCACCCAGAGCATACAGCATCATCTGCGAGTTGTGATCAGCAGATACTGCTACGCCCTTACCATACTTAAAGTCAATGACAGTCAGGACATCATCTGCAACAATCACACAGTCGCCCGTACCAAAACCGCTGGGAACATATCGGCTGAAATCCAAACGCTGTTCCACTAAAACAATCGGTTCTTGCAGATTTGCCAACTGTTCGGCAATGTACTGAGCATAGCTGTCCGTGCAGTCTTCCATTTCTGCATCGTAGAAGTCTAAGTTCTCCGTGGGATTAGATGCCGGATTGCCAAGCAGCTTTTGCACTTTGTACTCTGCCAACTCGTGGGCACACGTGCCTTCCAGGGCGTAGTCTGTCACGGTATCCGGCAGGGCAGCACAAAGCTGTGCGGATGGCGGACACGCCAGCCAACGAGCACTGGATGAAGCAGAAAGCACTGCGTGTAAACGGTTTGCATGATCGTTAAGTTCCAATCTGCTTCGCCTCCTCTAACAAGACCGCATATTCTTCTGGAGAAACACCAGACAGCTTTGATGCCCCGTGTTTCTGAAGCAGTGCCTTTACTGAATCTGTAAAACCAGAACGTGACTTTTCTGCCAGTACCGCTCGAATCTCAGAAATAGAAACTGCCTGCGTATCTTTCACAGACACCGGCTTCTGTACAGCCTCCGTATTGTCTTCTTCCGGCGGATATACCTGCTCAAACGTCTGTACTTCCCGTTCTGTCATGGTTTCCGCCATAGTTTCCAATTTGTCCGCCAATTGACGGATTACATGAATCACATCCAGTAATGTTGTAGGTTCTTTACTCATTTTCTTTGACCTTCTTTCTTAGCATTTTTGATGGGATTTAGAAACACGCCATCATGCACCACCTCCTTCCATAAATGCAGTCGAAAAAATCAGCATAAAATCGAACCCCATCAGTAGAAAAATCAAAATTTTTTCTTGATTTGGGCTTTGATTTTCATCATACGATGCCGAATTGCCGTTTCCGATACGCCTTCTTCTCTTGCTACCTGTGTCATAGGATTTCCTTCCACGACCACTCTGCGATAGGTATCCTGCTGCTTCGGCGTAAGACTGGACACCACCTCATGCAGACGCTGGATTTCCAAGGATTCCACTTCAATATCGACAGGCTTTGCACAATGTTGTTTCACCTTTCGCTGCTTCAGATTACGATACACCTCACGGTCATCCAACTTGTGCAAAAAGTCGATGATTTCAGGGCTTACACCCTGTTCTCCCGGATGCAGCACAGCGACTGTTCCATCTGCAAAGCGATAGACATAAACAGATCTGGCTGCTGTTCTTGTTTTACGAAATTTCATATACATATACATGACTCCTTTCTGATTGATAGAAGTCAGCTTGCAAAAAAACTCAAGTGAAGTCAAGTATATGAAACAAAAATAGCCGAACAGCATATAAAACAGTCGTCTCATATACTATCCGGCTATTTGGTAGTCAAATCACTCCGTTGCTCGGTATATTATCTATCTCTTATCAGCCATGCACATCTCAGATCTGCAGGAAACTTTCACGATGTTCCGGCAGTTTGGGCATTTCAGTTGAATAATCACTGGAATTTTAGGTAGCACAGAAATATCAAAGGCACGTTTCCCACATCTCGGACACTTCATCTTATACACCTGCTCACACCTCCAATATCAGTTCACTGTATGGCAGTGATTCTGCCCACTTGTAAAATCCAAACCACTCATCCAGCTTATGATGTTTTCTTGCTTGACAAGCGTTTCGCAATACTTCGTAGTTTAGTACTACGGTTCTACGTTGATTATAACTGGACGGGAGCAGCTGAATCATTTGCCACCAGTAAATATTCTTTTTAGTTTCCAGATATGTTTCTCGTGCCTTGTTGAGGGCTTTAATCGTGTACATAAAATCTTTGAGAAATTCTGTTCCTTCTTCAGCACCATTAAACAGATGTTCGCACGAAAAGTCATCCAATGTAAATTCTTGCTCTGCAATTTTATGCATTGTAGAGCAAGAATCAGTAACCGTTCCGACTTTGTACGTATCAAACTGTTTCCACCAATAAAGAGGGGCAATTATATCACAACTTACTGTAATCATTCGCATAAACTTCCGATGATCGGTACCTGCCTTGACTAATTTTTGCATTAAAGCCATATCGTTATCCCCAATACAAAACGGATTTTTTCCCAAATCGCTCCATGCCCAGCCACAATGAGAGCAACCCAAATTGTTGCATTTGGTTGTTATGGGTTCCTTGCAATAACAACTATCCGACTTTTCCCAACTATTCATCGGATTTCGCATTCCCCGTATGGCCGCTTCCCATCCATACACCTCTGTGTTTTCGACTTTTATCATGCCAATCCCTCCATAAATGCCGCCATGACCGCCTTTGCCACTGCATCCGCTGTTTCATCAAATTGAATCAAACACCGCTTAAACAATTCAGTCTTGAAAGATGCCATCGTGCGATCGTCCATTGCACCTTTTTCCCGCAGTTCCAAAAGTTGCTCGTTCGTAAGCATTGACCATAGCAGTTCTAATGTTTCATCGCTCATTTCCAATTACTCCTTTTCGTATTCTAATTCAATCAGCCGCTTTATCGCTGCTAAAGCTGTGTCAATTGCCACAACATCAAGGCAAAAAGCGTTATCTTCTTCGTCTTCAAAATCAGCTGCAAAGCCCTCTCGGTCGCAACGTAAGTCTTCCAGTTGCCCGACTGCATTTATCAATTTTTCAATGGACAGCTGATTCTTTTTAGTTTTCAAATCACCTTCATACCAAATCGAACTCCCATCTTCACAAACCGCAATTGCCGTTATATCTGGCTTGAGAGCAACTGCTGCGACAGTCATACGAATCTCCTCTGATTCAGCACAGTTTGTCCCGATAAATGTCATTGATGCGGCATCTGCATACTTGTCAGCAATCTCAACAATCAGCTTTTTCATGTTTTGCCTCCTGATTTAACTCCATCAGTTTTTCCATGTACCACTCTGCCTTTTCTATATCTTCCGGTCCATTTTTCCGACTTGCACGAAAACGGTATTTATATACGTTGCACATACAGAAATGGCGAACAGCATCTACGCCAAACAATGCGATCATCTCATCAATGCACTCATACTTTCCTTGATAGTGAAATGGATGATTCACATTATCCGGACTCGGATGAAGCCCGATACTTTCCTTACACATTTTCTTATTCACCACCTTTCAGTTCTTTCTGACAGAAACCAGAACAGCATATCCCTTCATCTGTTATCTGTATTGTTTTCTGCCCTGTATTCTCGCAAACAATGCCACCCTGTTTCTGCGTAATAACCGCAGCAGGTGTCCGGATGACTCTTGTGTTTTTGGACTGGTTTGCATATTTGCAGTTTACACAATCGTTCATTCTGCCTGTCCCCATTCAAAAATTTCTCCAGTTGGTTTCTCATTGCCCCACCGCAATTTTCCATCTCTTGTTGCAAACCAGATATTTTCTTTCGGAATCATTCCGAAAATCCCATACAACGCTTTTTCAATCTCACTTGCATTGTTAAAGTCACGAAATACATTCAACTCTGTCGGACGATCTCCGGTTCGATCTGTCAAATGATGCTCTTCGCAAGCCTGCAAAAAGGCATCAGTGTTGGAACTGTTCGTCTGTACCCATACGTCACCGGAAATAAACTTGTCCCAATCGAAAGCAGTTTCCGGTGCAGAACCCATACAATCAAGCAGCCGTTCCAAAGCCAATTTTGCACCAAAGGCAAAATCAAAAGCATCCTCCGGACAGCACCTTGCAATGCTTGCGTTTACTTTCTTGCCGTTAACATACTGTGTAGCCAGCACTGCGTTCCCATTTTGCAAAATGACAACCTTTGTTTCTTTTTCAATCTTCATTATTTTTGCTCCTTTCATTGAACGGTTGAGGCAGTGACATCCAAGCCAACACCTCATAATTTTCGTCTTCATCAGTTATTTCAAGAATCTTTGAGTAATCCCAAAACTGCCAGTAGTTATTGCCACGCTGCCCATAGTATGTATTACTAAAATCCGTGCATCTGTTTCGGACCGTTATCAATACTTCAGTAAACAGATTCGGAAGGGAATCTCTCACGCTTATCCAGCCCAATCTTCTATCCCTCCATATATGCCATACTTTTTTCGCAGATCATTGCAGTACCTTTTCAAATCGATGGCATTCATCGTCAATGCAGCGTAGTACGGCGTAAGAATTTCACGCTCAATCGATCGAATTCTACCGATAGATTCCGGACTACCGTCATACTTTTCCAATGCTCTCCGATAAGCAGAGAATTCACTCCTCAGAATTTCTGCAGCCAAGCGAACATATCCATTGTCAACGGAACCACAGCTTTCCTTTGGGTCACAGTTGACGGGAGTTTCAATTCTCTCACGTTTTAGTTTCTCACGATACTGTTTTTGGTAGGAAAGTACCTCTTTCCGTCTCTGCTGGTATCGTTCTTTGCTACGTTCAGATCTGCAAGCTGCACAAATACGATGAATTTTTCTCCGTTCACCAGTTTGTTTGTTGCGGTCAACAAACTCCCAGAGTGGTTTTTCTGCACCGCATTGTCTACAGATTCTATTCATGTTGTAACCGCCTTTCTGCCATTACAGCAGTTCCTCATCCAAATCAATACCATACTTTTCTTTCAAGTATGTAAGACAGTCCAGCGTAGAATACTGATGGTTCAAAATCCCGACCCCGTCCATTAGCTTGAAATGGTCTTTTACGCCATCCAAAACAGACCGCAGTCGCTTTTCTCCAAATCCGAACTCTTTATTGAGTTCCACCATACAAACGGACATAAACTGGGGAAGAACATCTTGAATTACCGATTCATAAATCTGATCTTTCTTTTTCTGATATTCTTCCTCAACCATTTGACGGATTTCGCTTTCTCCGATTGTGATAAGCCTTGCTTTCATTGTCCTTACGCTCCTGTTCCATTCTGCCAAGTTCCCGGTTCAGCTTATAGTCAATCATACTGTTCAGTGCATCACCGTAGCCATCTCGGACAAGGTAAATGCGGATTTGTTCCAAGGTAATCAGCAAATCGCCGGTTTTCTCCACGAGATGATTCATTTGCAACGAATTTCCGGGATACCGTTTGATTTTCTGAGCTGCTTGAATGAACTCTGCTGCCTCCTCAACAGTCTGCTCCAGCTGCCTTTCAAAAGTTCTGGCATCTGTTATTTTTGCAATTACGTGCATCTGTTCCGTTGTCATTTTTATTCATTCCTTTCGTCATTCCCTGTTTTATCAAAGGTTCAGTAAAGTCCGCTAAGGGTCTCTAAGAATTCTCGGTTTTCCGATAGCCATTCACTGGCTCGTTCTGGATTTCGATATTTGTGGTGTTGCTGACCTTGATTTTTTGCTTTCTGAATATCCTGCTGACACCATCGAAACAGTGTTGCATAATGATTGCGATAGTGCTTTCCAGTCGATGCCATGTAGCTGGATAAACTGCTGATTGTCTGCGGCAATTGTGTCCCATACAATTCTGACAGTCGAGCATATTCGTTCTCTGTCAGCTGAACATTCTGAAAATCACCGAATGTTTGCTTTTCCGAGCGTGCGTCCCCCTCACATAATTCAAAACCTATTGATTCTCTTGTAGTATTATACGGTCTGTTTTTTTGACTGGTGGCATTCCTCTTTTTTGGCTGAGGGCATTCCGTTTTTTTGACCGGCTGGGTAAATTTTTTAGGCCTTTCAGCCTTTGTTTCAACATTCTTTCCACAGCCGCTTTCCACTTTTTTGTGGAGAAACACGCTGTTCGATTGCGGTTAAATTTACCCGATAATGATTTCGCAAACCACCGTCATCATCCCTTGTCTGACGTTTCAAAATATACCCCAGCTTTTCAAGCTTGTTCAGGGCATTCAAAACCGTCTGCTTGGTGCATCCAGTCGTTTCAGCAAGGTAGGCAAGACTACCGGAGCATTCATTTTCACCGTTTTCGGAAAAGCCATAGATCACTGCATACAGCTGTAACGTTGTCCCTTTCAGCTTTAGCCGATTAATCATCCAGCCGTAAACGGTATAGTAATTTCCGTCTTTCATCTTTCCTCATCCACCTTTCTGATTTGGAGTAATTCCACTCGTTCCCCATTCAGCAACTCATGAAACCGTTCACGAGCATCCTTTTCATTTTCTGCGAGTACCGTATAGATTCGCTCTACTCCCATGTCCGAAAGATAGCAGCAAAATTCATACTTTTCTGTAGCCCGCACAATAACCCTTTTGTTGTTCTCCATAGTGATTCACTCCTAACCATTTATTTTACTTTTCAAGATGAAAAGTAAGTTGGATGTCGCTGATACGCTCAACGACTCAGAAGCGTGTTGCAATCGCTATCTGCAACGGGAAGCATGATTTTCCAGTCATGAAAACGTGCAGCCACCAATGCACGGTTTTAAAGTCAGCCGACACCGTTGCTTTACATCCACGGTCTACGGATTGCTGGCAGGCTTGGGTCGGGATACGCTCCCGACGGGCGTTGGTGGATGCTACGGAATTGCACCGCACAGCAAGACAGAGGAAACGAAATAGACAATGCTCCCTGACGGAGACAGCTGTCACGGAGTTGCACCGTGCATTGTCCAGAGGCTTCATATCTCGGCTGGACAACTAAGACGCACCCCATTATGCGGTGATTCGCTCACCGCAAAGCGTAGTATAAAGGCAAAGTTAGGAGGTAATTGCCTACGATGCTGCCACATCGCCCCCGTGTTGCCGATAGGTCAGCAGGTGTTGTATTTTCTCCCTTACGGGCAGTGGGTCGGGATACGCTCCCGACGGGCATTGTTAGGTAATCACCTATGGTATTCGGGGAGGGTTAAACCCCGTGGGATGCAGTTCCATTTTCTTTCGGGAGGATACTGCTCAAAGCCTCCATTCGGTTCTTGTAAACGATAATCGGACTGCCATCGGCGTCTGCTTTCGCATATTCCACTTTTGTTGTAAGTACGCACTGTGACTGGCAAATGCTCTTTTGGCAAGTCACATTTTTACTGGGGTCGCACAAGTATAACGCACTTTCTTTCTGATGCTCTTTCATGGTTTCAATCTCCCTAACTACAATCTTTTAACGATTACTGCCTAAAATTTAACGATTGCTCTTAAATTTTAACGATTGCTTTTTAGCAATCGTGGCTGGAAAATAAAAAATGCCTGTCCACGCAACGAACTGAATCGTTACGTGAACAGGCATTTGTCAAAAACCAGCGTATTTTCGGCACTTTTTCTGTTTGGATATAAAAAAAGCACTTAACCTTTTGTATCAAAGGTTAAGTGCAGTTATGGTGGAGGCGACGAGAGTCGAACTCGTGTAAAAACAAACTAAAAATCCCAATATCACGTTGTTTTTTTAATTTTACGACACTTACCACGACAAAACCGTCTATTTATCATCTATTTTCAGATTTTCTCTCAACACCTCAATGTCATTATGCACATAGATGTTAGAGGTCGTAGTAATGTCAGAATGTCCTAATGTCTTCTGTATGGTATAGATGTCAACACCGTTTTCACGGAGTAGTGTGCCGAATGTATGTCGCAGCTCGTGCGGTGTCAAAATAGGCAGTCCAGTATCTTCCTGCATCTTTTTCATAAACGCTGCAAAATGATCGGCATAAGTATGCGGCTTCATTGGCATATCCGGTTCTTTTCCAGATATGATATAAAGCCCCTCTTTCTTCATTTTCTTCAGGATTTCTATGATATAATCTGATACTGGAATCATACGGACAGAAGTTACTGTTTTCGGAACATCTATCACAATTCCACCTTTTGTCTGTGTCACAGCACGCTGCACATGGATGATTTTCCTATTGTAGTCAATATCTGACCACATTAATCCCAACAGTTCCGACCGGCGTAATCCTGTATGCATCAGCAATATGATATCATATCTCCCCTGCTGAAATGCATATTGTTCTGCTATTTTTGCCTGTTCTGCATTGTATACATGACGCTCTTTCTTTTCCTTTGCATCAATCTTTATATTTTTCACAGGATTTTTGAAACAAATGTCATTGTCAATCGCTGCATCAAAAATAGAATGCAGTATCATTTTATGCTTATCCAATACTGAAAAAGACAGTGGATCTCCATTTTCCATATTCCGAACACTGTTGAAATATCGCTGCACATCAATTTGCCGGATATCCTGCATTCTTGCTTTTCCAAAAAACGGAATTAGATATTTTTCCACATTTCTCTCATATGTGAAATAATAGGTCTGCTCCTTCACCTTCCCTTTTTTGTAGGTTTGCAGCCATTCCCTTGCCCATGTTGAAAAGATGGTTCTGGATTCTCTTGTACTCTCCCCTGTCCGTTCTTGAACTGCCTGTTCGATCTTATATTGTTCTGCCTTTGCTTTTGCGTCATCTTTGCTTTTTGTGCTGTAAAAGCTTTTTCGGATTGGCTTTCCATCGAAGGTCTTCCCTACCGTGATTTTCACTTCATAGCAGCCATCCTTTCGGTTTGGCTTTTCCTTTTTTGGTCTGCCCATAAAATCACCTTGTTTTCCCGTCTCACAGTTGCCGTGTGGCGGCTTTTTTATTTACCAAATAAATCGCTATGTGTTCCTGTTCTGGAAATGGACAAGACCAAAATATCATCCAGAATCTCATAAATCAGCAGCCAATCCGGTTCAATATGACATTCCCGATAGCCACTCCAATTACCAGAAAGTGCATGGTCTTTATATTTTGAAATCAATACTTCCTGATGATTTCCCTCTGCCAGTAATGCAATGACTGTTTCTATTTTTTCGCTTTTATAGCCACGTTTTAGAGCAAGTTTATAGTCCTTTTTGAACTTTGCGGTGAACTTAACTGTGTACTTCATTCTTCGTTTAGTGCCTCCATCAAGTCCGCCATATTCGTATAGCCTTTGACATTGGGATCTCGTGCAATCTCATCTGCTTCTAACATAGCCTTCACAGTTTCCTCATTGGGAACATCGTTTTTATAAAAGCCACGGATGAAAGAAAGCAGCCCTTGCAGTTGTTCTTCTGTCAGATAATCAATTTCATGATAAAGCATTTCTTTTGTACTCATAAATCATTCCTCCTGATTCGATATTCGCTTTCTGTGATAGTATATCACATTTTATTGTGGGAATGTAAGGTTTACGTGTGGTAGCTTTTATTTTTTGTTTTATGCTCTTTTCAAATTGCTTTTACAGATTGAATAACACTATCAATTACATCTTGATGACAGTCAGAAGGGAACATGAAAATGTATATATTTTCATGTTCTATGAATGCATATTCTGTAGAATTTGAATTATCATGATATTTAATAGCAGTATGTCCATCTATTTCTGTCCATTCCTGATTATTAAATCTATCATCATCGCAGAACGCATTCAAAAACATTCGCTCTTCTTCTTCAGATTTACAACTTGCATTACTATAAACAACTGCAAATCCACCACTCTTTCCGTCTATAGGAAACCACATTTCAGAACCATCAGAACTATGTATAAAGTTTGACGGAACAGTGATGGAAATATCATTAATCATATACATTGTTGGCATTGAAAAAGAATCTATTATCTCATCAATATTTTCTTCTGAAAGATTTGGAAATGACATCAAATAATTAAGATTTCCATTTGTAAATATCAATTCATGAGAATCATATGTAGTTCCATCATCATTTTTTCTTTTAAAAACGACTTTTTTACAATCAATATTATCACATATTTTAATCCATTCTTCTTTTTCAACAGATTCAACATCTTCCGAATCGCACATAAGTCTATACATGTATTCAGTATAATCTTTTCCATACCCTAATGTTCTGCCAGATACATAACTTTCAAAAAGTATCAATCCTTTTTTATCATCGGAATGATATGAAACTGCATTACTTTTTCTATCTTCATTCGCAGTTTCTTCCCAATTTTCTATTTTCTCCCAATCAGAAGAAATAAGAAACGATATTCCATTTTTATCAAATTTAGAATCCAGATTCACGTTTTGAGATTCTAATTCCTCTGTCGTAGTTACAACTGTTGTGGTTTGTGTCGTTGTTTCTGTTACTTCAGTGGTAGCCACAGTTGTTGTTTCTGCCGTGCTGCTCTCTGCTTCCTTATCGCCACAGCCTGAAACGCTCATCACACACATGATAGTCAAAATCACTGCAACTACATTATTCTTTTTCATGATACATTCTCCTTTAATCTTTCTGATACTTTTCTTCCAACAAATCTATCATATCTGCAATGGCACGAAGCTGGTCTGCACGGGATAGTTTTTCCAGTATCGCTTCAATTTCACTGCATTTATGATCTTTTTCTGCACTTTGACGGATTGTCATGTTACCGTTTCCAGTCCGAATCGCTTGTACGTTGTTGTCACCATTTATGTAATTTCCGCTTATATTCGGGTTGTCTGTCCGCCCTAATAAGTAGTCGACAGAACAGTCTAAAATCTCAGCTATAGCAAACAAATTTCTTGCTTTCATACCATCTTGACTTTTGGCTGCTTGTGATAATGCATTTCTACCCAAATCGCATTTAGCTTGTAAATCAAGCACAGCTATTCCTTGTTCCTTTGCTCTCCTTTTAATTCTGCAAACTGTTTCTTGTGAATTGTACATAAAAAATGCTCTCCTTTTTTGTGCAAAAGATAGAAATGCACGGTTTATAGTTATTTTAGGTTGACATTCACGATAAACCGTGCTATAATTTAACCATGGTCAACAAAGCAGTGCAAAAGGAACCGCCGAAGCGGTAACAAAATCCTGATAAAATAATAGTTTGGCGACTACTTTTTATCATTATAACACGCTTGTTTACCAAAGTCAACAAAAAAAGAGATTTTTTCCCAAAGTATCATGTTGACAAAAATGCTTTTCCATCTGACAAAGCATAAAAATGAACCAGCTTGTAAGTGCTGGGTCGGTGGAAAGGGGGTAATGAAATAGATAACATGAGGAATGGAAAGCACTGGTTTGCTAAACACAGATTTACAGAAAAAGAGCTGCATGAATTTGAAAAAGAATCTAATAAGCGTCGTAGACAATGTAACACACTTTTTAGCCCATTGTTTATACTGTCACTGATTTTTAGATCCATTTCTACTTTTTTAATTTCATTTATTATTCTTTATTATATTTTAAGTACAGCTTTTTAAGCGATTTCCTTATTTTTTTACCATGTTTATGATGGAAATCGTATCTAAGTAATTCTTCCCGAAGATACATAGTCAACAAATCTAAACTTGTCTTGAACTCTTCTCCTGTTTCTTTTGATATTTCACCAGTATCGCTTTCATCTAAAAAATCAAAATAAACAGCACAGAAATTGTCAATTATTTCAGCTACATGATGAGGGGAAAGAAGTTCTGCTTTTTTTGCAGCAGATATCAATTCTCTTACATCTCTGGTTTCTTTTGGCTTTAAATCTCTATCTAAATCAGAAGCAATTCTATACAATTCAGTATATGCTTCATATTGTGCGTCAAAGTAAAGCTTCATTGAAGTTTCTCTATATTGTTTTTTTGATTGGTATATAGCGGTAATTGTACTAGTTATTGCAGCACAAATTGAAACGCTAGAAGATAAAATTAATGCAAAATTATTGGACGTAGATAAGAATTCAATTATTTTGCTCATACAATCTCACCACCTTCCATAATTTTCATTATACCATGTCTATTGCAAAATGTCAAGTATAAAACAAAATATAGAAAAAGAGGTGATAACATGCGGCGAGATGGAAGTACTTATTATCCGGTATTGGAACATGAGATTATTCTGCGGAACATTACAAAAAAGGAAATGCGAGAGTTCTTAGACATCGAACAATCCAGCTTTGTATTGAAGTTGAATGGAGCACGGCGGTTTTCTCTGGAAGAAGCGATTCGATTGCAGGAAGAATTTTTTCCGGATGTGACGGTCAATGAACTGTTTCGGCATGAATGAAAGGAGAAATAAACATGGACATGAGAATTTGCGCCTATGCAGATGAAGATTTTCCACGAATTTCATCTGATTTACATAATAGCAGAGAATTCATTTCTTGTGCAACTGAAATTGTTGAAGTACTGGAAAAATATGATATGCGGTATTGTGAAGTGCATACATTGCTGGAACACCTCTTGAATGTTTTTTATCGGTGTTCAGATAACAGCCATAGTGATATGCAGATTTACGATGTAAGAAAAATATTTGAGAAGATAAATTCAGAAAAAGCAGAGTGACAGAGCCGGACGGATTCCGGCAGAAAGTGAGAATATATGGGAATAAATGTAGATATTAAAGAAACCTATAAGCACAGAGAAATTGATATCATCATAGATGCAGAAAAAACTGCTGCTGAAAAAGGCGATGCAAAATCAGTTGTTTTATTAAGCAAGCTCCTTAAAAATAGACTGAAATCCATCAACCGTAATATGATTCTACCAGAAGAATAACTTCATATTATATGCTGACCTATCGGCTATACGGGGCGGTGTGGCAGCATCGTAGGCAATTACCTCCTAACTTTGCCTTTATACTAACAACGCCCGTCTGGAGCGTATCCAGACCAAAGCCTGTCAGAAATCCGTAGACCGTGGATGTAAAGAAACGGTGTCGTCTGACTTTAAAACCTTGCAATAGTGGCTTGCATGTTTCCACGACTGGATAAATCGTGCTTCCCGTTGCAGATAGCGATTGCAACACGCTTCTGAGCCGTTGAGCGTGATCAGCGGCATCCCACCGCCGAAAAGGCAAAAAATAATTCTAATGCAAAGGATGAATGATAGATAATGAAAGTCTTGGTCGCTTGCGAAGAATCACAAGCAGTATGTACTGCATTCCGCAAACTGGGTCATGAGGCTTATAGCTGCGATATACAGGAGTGTTCCGGCGGTCATCCGGAGTGGCACGTTGTAGAAGACGCATTGGAAATGCTGAATCCACAGTGTAAAACAACCATATTCGGAAAAGGAATCATCATTGTAACTATGGACGGAAAAACACACTATATTGACAAATGGGACTTGCTGATTGCACATCCGCCATGTACATACTTATCTAATGCCGGAGCAGTACGGTTGTATAAAATTATTGACGGAAAACACTATGTAAATCTCGAACGGCTAAATCATGGGATGGATGCAAAAGAGTTTTTTATGCAATTTATTAATTGCAGTATCCCAAAAATTGCAGTAGAAAATCCAATCCCGTCCAGTGTATATCGACTTCCAAAATACACACAAATTATTCAGCCGTATCAATTTGGGCACCCATACAGCAAAAAAACTTGCTTATGGCTAAAAGGATTACCAAAATTGCAGCCTACAGAAATTGTTACACCAATCTGTTCCTGGGTTTCTGGCGGCAGTAAAAAAGCAGACGGTACACAACGTCAAAATTGTGGAAAAATTCGTAACAGCAAAATAAGGAGTAAGACATTTGAGGGCATTGCCAAAGCTATGGCAGAGCAATGGGGAAAAAATAATCCCTGCACCGACGGCAACCAGAGACGGGAATTGGATGTAAAACATAGATTATATTGATGGCAAATGGAGGATATTATGAAGTGGATTGAAATGGAAAACGGTGATGTAGTTAACTTTGAACATGTGGATTACATTTCAAAATCTGCATCAGATGAAGTACTCATACATTGTGCAAGCAGTGATTATTTTGTTGAAAAATTTGAAACAGAAGAGGATGCAGAAGCACGACTGGAAGAACTGAAGAAGAAATTGCTTTAAAATAATGGCTGACCTATCGGCATGACGGGGGCGGTGTGGCAGCACCGCATTGGTAACTACCTCTTATCTTTGTCTTTATACTACGCTTCTGAGCCGTTGAGCGTGATCAGCGGCATCCAACAACCCGAAAGGGTAAAAAATAGAAAGGATTGGTTATATGAAAAAACCGAACATGAAGGGCATGGGATTCCCTGTATTGATGGGTGCGTTGCTGATTGCTTTGCTGCTCTATGGCATTTCCAATGGTAACATCATCATTCACGACACAGAGGGCAATCCGGTTACATTTACAGAGGAGGATAAATCATGAACGAAATCAAAGTATGGAACTATGAGAGTTCCGAGGTACGGACAATTGAAAAGGACGGCGAACCGTGGTTCGTTGCAAAAGATGTTGCTACAGTTCTTGGCTATGCAAAACCGCTGAATGCAGTTTCAACTCACGTTGATGCAGATGACTCCCTGAAACAGGGACTCATCGACAGCATGGGAAGAGTACAAGAAACCATTATCATAAATGAATCCGGCTTGTACAGCTTGATTCTTTCCAGTAAGCTGCCAGATGCAAAGAAGTTCAAGCGTTGGGTTACATCTGAGGTTTTGCCCTCTATCCGGAAAACTGGCAGCTACCATTCCCAACAGCAGCTCTCCCCTATGGAGATGATTGCCGCTATGGCGAATAATGCTGTGGAAATGGAACGCCGCCTGAAAGAGACGGAAAACAAAATTGCAGAGACTTCCAACAAGCTGGATCAGGCGTTGGATGTGTTTACAGAGATTCCGGAAGGTGCGGACTGGAAAAGCATTATGAATCATCGCATTAATCTCCTTTGTGAACAAAACAAGCTGAACCATCAGCGGACACGTGGAACGCTGTACAAGGAACTGGAACTGCGTGTGCACTGCTGCCTTGCAAACCGTGTGGGGCAGAAGAAAAAGCGGCTGAAAAGTGCCGGTGCAAAGTACGCAGAACAGGCAGCCGTCAGCAAGCTGGATGTAATCGCAGATGATCCAAAGCTGCGGATTGCATTTGACAGCATTGTCAAGAAACTGGAAGCCAAATACATCCAGGGGGATAATGTACAGATGGGAATGTTAGAAACCTGAAACGGAGGTGGTAACGTGTACGATTGTCTGAAAATGAAGCAGATTCGGGAAGAAAAAAATGTAACACAAAATGAAATCAGCGAGGCGACCGGTGTTTCTGTTCCCTTTCTTAGTCGTGTGGAAAATGGCGAGAAGATTCCAACATTGGCACTTGCTTATAGCATTGCAAAGTGCTTGGGTGTTACTTTAAACGACCTTGTCGGGGAGGAGAAAGAAAAAAATGAGTAATGTCATCAAAGATTTTTTGCAGAAAGATACTGAAAAACTGGAAAAAATCATTCAGGAATATCCGCAGCAAATCCCTGTAAGGGTGATTGCAGAATGGTGGGGTTGTACACAGGATGCCATTCGGGCAACGTTGGAGCAGAGTGGTCTGTTGGGAATCGGCTACAGACAGCCTGGCAAATTGAATCGTGGTTTCGTCATCCCAACTGGGCATTTTGTCAGGTGGTACCTATGCATGAAAGAAAATTCATAACCATCCGCAACGGCTACAAATACGCCAAATGCGAACAATGCGGGCTATGGTGGAATGTATCCTGGCAGTTCGTTGGCTGGTATGTGTGTCCAATTTGTTGGCAGAAGAACAGGAGGAAAAAACATGACGTTGAAAGAAAAGATTAACGAAATAATGCCGGATAAGGTTTCAAAACGATTTTCTGGAGGTGTATTGGGGTGTCCGTATGATTACGAAGAACTTCACAACAGTATCGAGACGGTTGAGATTGAAGATCATACTTGTCCAGCTGCAGTGATAGTGATTAGATGTGAAGCGTGCTGGAATCGTCCTTACATAGAACCGGAGGTGCGGAATGATTGACACCTTATTGATGGTCGGTGTTTTCGCTGCTATTGTTGGAGTTGGCTATGCCTACCACAAGCACAACAAAGACCTCGAAGAACAGGAACAGCAATCAGAGCAGCAGCCCTTCCATCCTGTCAGTGGCTTCGACTATACTGCTGCAAAGGAACAGAACGATCGGCAACGGCATCTTCTGAAGCAGTACGAACAGGTCAACCGGTTGCAGGATGATTTGATTGTTGCGATCAAGTCAGGGGAAAGAATGGCATTCCAGATCTCCTATTATGACAGCTGTGGAGAGTTGCAATGCGTTCCTATAGAAGCGCCGCCAGTGTGGATGCAAGATTTTACAAGGTATGCACTGGACGATTTGACGGCAAAGTGCAGCACTTCCCTCGCTGAAAATTCTTAACAATTTTGCAGGACGTAGTAGAAAAAGCAGTAGAAAAAGCGTAGAAAAAGCGGAAAGTGGGGGAGTGGTTTGCAGTATCAAGTAAAGTATTGTAAAGACTGTGGCGAGCCAATCAGCGACACCTATCACAACACACTTGGCAGCCACAATGCCATGCAGTATTGTCCAAAGCACAAGAAAGAACATATCAGAGCGAGTAAGGCAGAATGGGCAAGAAATCATAGGGAAGAGGAACGGATGCGAAAGCAGAAAATTCGCTGGGGTGCAGAAGAAGCAAAAGAGAACGAAAAACAGTTGTATCGCTTGAAAGACAAGCAACTGAAACAACAGCAGCAAATCATTGAAAATGATAAGAAAATCATAAAAAAACAGGAGCAATATATTGATGCTATGCACAATATGTATGCAGAAATTCGGGCAAAAAAATAATCCCTGTGCTGCTGGGAACGGCACAAGGATTAAAAGAAAAAAGTTTGAAAAATCATCTCTATTGTAGCATAGAGAGAAAGGAATGTCAAGTGAATATTGGTGAATTTCGTCAGAGGCAAGCTTTGCCGTATGAAGCAAAAATCACGCTTGCAAAAAGACGGGCTTGGGAGTTCTATGATAAGATGACAGGAGAAGGAAAAGAATGTCACGTCTCTGTTGGCGGATTGGATAGTATCACACTGCTTGTGTTTTTGCGTTCCATCGGAATTGATGTGCCTGCAATTAGCGTCTCCATACTGGAAGACAAGAGCAATCAAGCGGTACATAAGCAACTTGGTGTGATCAGTATTAAGCCATATATGACAAAATCAAAAGTCTTACAGGAACTCGGTTTTCCTGTTATCAGCAAGGCAAAAGCAAATAAAATCAGTTACCTATTACAGCCAAATGCAGAAAAACAGACGTTTATTCATGCCATTATGACGGGCGATATGGGAGAACAAGGCGGATATAGGCACTCTGACCGCATTAAACTGCAAGACAAGTGGATTGAATTGTTTGGCGGAAATTATAAGGACATGCGTCCGGATTTGGAAATCAGGGATGTCCCTTGTTTTAAAGTCTCCTCAAAATGCTGCTATTACTTAAAAGAAAAACCTTGTGATGATTGGGCGAAAGAACATAACAGTGTCCCGTTTTTAGGATTGATGGCATCTGAGGGTGGTCAAAGAGAAATGGCACTCATGAAAAATGGATGCAATTATTATGGGAAGTCTGTAACACGTAGCTGCCCATTTGCCACGTTTAGCAGACAGGATTTGCTACAGCTGGCAGTGGATTTAAAAGTCCCTGTACCAAAAATTTATGGAGAAATCAAGCGAAATGAGAATGGGCAACTTTACACGACACGTGCACAACGAACAGGATGCAGCATGTGTGGATTTGGAATTCATATGGAAAAACGTCCACATCGGTTTGACAGACTGTATGAGGACAATCCAAAGGAATGGGATTATTGGATGAATCGGTGCTGCACAGACCAGAATGGTGAGCCATATGGTTGGGGGCGTGTGCTTGATTTCATCGGTGTAGAATGGAAACCAATGGAAAAGCAAATGGAATTTGACTTGTAAGATAGAAAGGAATGTCAAGTACATGGACAAAGAAAAATGCATAAATTGCGGTGTCAGCAATGTGCCATTGCATCTTGGAATGGATGGGCAGCTGCACTGCGACAATTGCGGCGGACTGCTGATTTCGGACAAGCAGAACGTTATCAAAAATCAGGAGGAACAGGAACATGAAAAAAACTGATGATTTCGCATCCTTTACCGATGCCGCAGCCTGCATGGTCAATACATACGGCGGAAATATGGAGAGCGAAGAAGAAGTAAATGCTGTCTTGGACAGGCTGTATAGAGTCTTGTTGTTCCGAGAAAACGCTCGTCTTTATCGTAAAACTGATACGATTGACACCGAATTCACACCGGAAGAACAGGACATCTATGACACGATTCTGGAGGGGGTCGAACAACGTGATACGGTATGAAAATGACTGCAACTGCTGCGAGGTTTGCATGGGCTGTGGTCTGCGGCGTGTGCCACACTGCTATTGCGATTTTTGCGGCGAAGAGGTTTCCGGTGAAGAGGAATTGAAACGGATTCCCTCTCTTTCGGAGTGGTTGTGTGAGGATTGCTATGAAACGCTGCTGGATTCGCTGACAGAGCGGATCACGGCGAATGCATTGATAGAAGGGAGTGTGGCAGATGCCATTTGATTGCGGCGTTGCAAAGTATGTTTTTGCTTCAGTAGAAGCCAGTATTCCGTTTCCGGTGGACTTCAATGGCGTGGTGTATGACAGTTGTGCCTATTGCCGATTGTATCACAAGTCGCAGAATCAATGCTTTTTGACAAAGGAATACATTGTAGAGCCGCAGCGGAAAGTCGGGTTTGAATGCCCTCTGCGGTATGAGGAGGTGGAAACAGATGCCGGATAATATGAGCATTTATGATGCCGTGCGAGCCGTGCCGAATGCGGCGAAACGTTCCATTTCTGCCGGGCGGCTCAAGGGGAAAACAGACATCAATCCCATGTGGCGAATCAAAGTTCTGACAGAACAGTTTGGCGTGTGCGGATTTGGATGGAAATATGAGATTTTATCGGAACGGCTGGAAACCGGAGCGAATAACGAAATTTCTGCTTTTGTCACGATTCATTTGTATGTGAAAATGGGCGATGCATGGAGTGCACCGATTCCGGGTGTGGGCGGCAGTGCGTTCGTGGCAAAAGAAAGAAGTGGGCTATACACTTCCGATGAATGCTTCAAGATGGCGCTTACTGATGCCATTTCCGTTGCTTGCAAGGCGTTGGGCGTGGGAGCGGATGTGTATTGGGATGCAGACGCAAGTAAATACACCAATCCGAATGCACAGCCTGCTATGTCATCATCTGCCATGCAACAGCAGATAATACAGTGCCAAAAATGCGGAAAGCCGATACAAGGAACCATCGGCACAGATGGACGGCAATATTCCGCCGTGGATGTATACAAGCAGTGTCGTGGAATGTGTCCGGACTGCTATAAAGCAGTGAGAGAAGCGGCAAAGGCACAACATGCAGCAAAGCAAACGGAGGAAGCAACGTGACAGAGCGAGAACAGTTTGCGAAGAAAGTCAAAATTCTGGTGGATACCAGAGAAAAACAAAATCAGCATATTGTACAATATTTGCACGCACAGGGAACGGCGACAGAGGTCAGAAAGCTGGATTTCGGGGACTATTCCTTTGAGATGGACGGCAAAAGTTTTGAACACCTTGCTGTGGTCGAGCGGAAAGGCTGCGTGGATGAATTGTACAACAACCTGATGCACGACAGAGAGCGGTTGGAAAAGGAATTCTATGCAGCAAAATGCTTTTCGGCACATCTGGAATTGATGGTCGAGGGTGTGTCATCCGAACAAGAACTGCGGCAGTTATGCGTGCCGGACAAGCAGATGCTGATGCAGGGACGGCGGGTCCAGAAAATTGGTGCGGTGGTGTATGGCAGTGTCAAGGCGTTTGAGAGCGGCTGCCGGTACGGAATCCATACTTCCTATGTGCAGAAACAGGATGCAGCAGAACGAATGTTAGAAATTTTTTATTATTGCTACAGGGGATACAAGGCTGCCTTGCGTCCCCTGAGAAAGGAAACCAACCATGCAGGATAACATGCTGGGAAAGCGGCTGCGAGAGCTGCGGCAGGAACGCGACAAATCGCTTGATGAGATAGCAAATGATTTTGGATATATTACCAAGCAATCAATTGATTCTTACGAACTGGGAAGATACAATCCGCCTTTGGATATGTTGACAGCCCTTGCAATCTATTACGGCGTATCGACCGATTATTTACTGGGATTGTCAGATAGTCGCGTGGCAGATGGTGATAAAACTGGCTTTTCGGATGAAATTATGGGAATGCTGCACTATCTTTCCGGCATTCCATGGGCAAAAGAGATGGTCAGTGATACCATCCGTGCTATCATGGGTGGTGTGGCATCACAGAAACTGGAAGAACATTTTCAGAAAGGACAAACAGAATATGCTGAATAAAGTTATTTTAATGGGGCGGTTGTGTGCCGCTCCGGAACTGAGAACCACGACCAGCGGCGTTGTGGTGTGCCGATTTCGGCTGGCTGTGAATCGGGATTACAGTAAGGACGGCGAACAGAAGGCGGATTTCATTTCCGTGGTCTGCTGGAGAAAGACGGCGGATTTTGTCAGTCGGTACTTCCAGAAAGGCACGATGGCAGTGGTCGAAGGGCGGCTGCAAAATGCGGATTACACGGACAGCAACGGTGTGAAACATTATGCGATGGAAGTACAGGCGGAAAATGTTTCCTTTGGAGAGAGCAAAAAAGCTTCTGACAGCAGCCAGAATGCCGCACAGGGCAATTACAACGGCAATCCGCAAAACTACCAACCACCAATGCAAACCGCCCACAGCACGCCGCAGGCAGCCGCTCCGGTGAATAACGGTGTCCATACTTATGCAGCGGATGTGCAGGCACAGCTTGGCGATTTGAGCGATTTTGAGGAGATTTTGAGTGACGGAGACGTGCCGTTTTAAAAAAAGAGGTGAAATCGGGTGCTTGAAAATGGATTTGTGAAAATTTACCGTTCCCTGTTGAAATGGGAATGGTATGATGACATCAATACAAAGGTCGTTTTCCTGCACCTGCTGCTCACCGTGAGTATTGAGGACAGCAAATGGCATGGAATTACGGTCAAGCGTGGCAGTCGGGTGTCAAGCTATGCGATTCTGGCAAATGAAACAAAACTAACAGAAAGACAGGTTCGTACATCAATTAGTCATCTTGAAATGACAGGAGAATTGACAAGGCACAAATACCCAAATTTCACCGTATTTACGGTAAATAATTACGATAAATTTCAGCAAGTGACAGGGGAAACGACAGAGCAACGACAAGGCAATGACAAGGCAACGGCAGGGCAGCGACAACAGTATAAGAAAGTAAAAGAAGATAAAGAAGAAAAAGAAGATATAACAGTCAATCAAGTTGTGGATTTGTACCATGAGATTTGCAAGTCCTATCCGAGATTAAGAGGCATATCAGAGAATAGACGGAAAGCAATCACAGCCCGCTGCAAAATCTATCGCATAGAGGATTTTCGGATTGTCTTTCAAAATGCTGAAAACAGCGGATTCTTAAAGGGCGGCAATGACCGAAACTGGTCAGCGAACTTTGATTGGATGATGAAAGATACAAATTTTATAAAAATATTGGAGGGAAGATACAATGGCGGAAGCAATGACACCTTTGCTGTATCTGATTCCAGAGGATGTGCGGCAGCAGATACAACAGAAAGTGCAAACGATGGAGAAGGACTCATTTAATCTGCAAAATTATGACTTCATGCGAGCTGCGTGGATGAATGCGGAAGAAGGGGCTTTACATAAGTTGGATGGCATTCAGTGTGAAAAGTGCCGGAATAAGGGCGTTATCTACTATTTCGATGGAGATTATTTCATGAATCAGCAGTGCGAATGCATGAAACAACGCCTTATGAAGCGGCGTATGATGGAAAGCGGACTTGGACAATTGTTGGAACGCTGCACGTTTGACAGCTATCGGACAGATGAACCGTGGCAGAATATTGTGAAAGAACTTGCCATGAAATATTCATCCGAACCAAACCGGATGTGGCTGTTTGTGAGTGGACAGCCTGGAAGCGGAAAGACGCATATCTGCACCGCAGTTTGTAACCATTTGATACAAAATGGAAATCAGGTATCCTATAAAATATGGGGTGACCTATTTCGGGAGTTGGATGCAAATGTCTATCACTACGAGGTACGGCAACGCATCATGGAGGATATCAGAAATACAGAGATCCTGTACATAGATGATTTTTTAAAGAATTATAAGGCATATTCCAAAATGGCAGCCATTGCATTCGATGTAATAAATGAGCGGTACAATGTGCGGAAACCGCTGATTCTTTCTACAGAATACACGCTGGAAGAAATAAAATCCATTGATACAGCGTTGGCAGGTCGGATAGATGAAATGACATATCATTCCAAAATTCAAATCAGAGAGGCAAAGGAACGGGATATCCGTACACGGAGGTAGAACATGATAACAGAAAAAGCAAAAATGGCGGTGAAGCTTGCCATTCAAGAGGAACTGAAAAATTGCACGGCTGCCTATGACGATCAGTTTCATTCTTTGCACGAGGCGGAAAGTGTGCTGCTGGAGGAGTTGCAAGAGGTCAGCACGGAGCAGCGGAACGTCTGGGACGGCTGGAATCACCTGCATAAGTGTGTACAGGAAAATGATGTGGAACAGGCTGTCCTCCTTGCAAAGGCGATGGAACAGGCGGCGGAACGAGTTATGATGGAGGCGGCACAGGTTGCTGCGTGTGCGAAAAAGTTGCAGAGAGGGACGGTGATATGAAAAATCCAAACCTAAAAGAAAAGAATCTGTACACCGAAGCAGAAGTAAAATGCATTTTCGAATCTGCGGTCTTGCAAGGCATTTCCATGACTATGACTGCTCTGGAATGGCACTATGGATGGCGTGGAAAACGGCTGACAGACCTGTATGAGAATGTCAAGGCAATCGCAGAAATGCCGCCAATTTTCGGGAAACATCCCAGTGCAAAGGAACAGATTTTGCATTTGAAAGAGACTTATGGAATCGACTTACAGGAAATCAAAGTGCAAATTGAAATCGTGGACGAGAGAGGAAAATCAAAAGGAGTTTTGAAAAGATGAATCAAATGGAAATGGCTATGAATTATGTAAGAGCAATGGAAAATAATGTTTCCCCTGATTCTGTTGGAAAAAAGTCACTTACATTTATCATGGATGCATTGAAAGAAAAGCAGAAACGTGATGAGGGATCTTGTAAGGGTGAAGAGCAGATTTACCAGTATCAGAATGACTGGGATGAATGCGAGTGGGACGGTCTTGGAATCGAAGACGATCTGATTTCACGCCGTGCCATGTATATTGCATTGAATGATTTAGGCGGTTGTGATGCGACAGAAGACTACTATAAGGGGTATGACAGCGGTATTGATGCCGCAATCAGTGCGTTACAATGTGCTCCTACAATGTACCCAGAACCAGTACGGTATGGAAAGTTGACTGGAAAGTGGATTGAAAAGCGGAAAAAGACTTTGTTTGAAGGACTGTATGAAGTTAGCTATTATTGCAGCTGCTGCGGTAATAAGGTTTACGGTAAATACAATTATTGCTCAGATTGTGGTGCAAAGATGGATGGAGGAAATGAAAATGAATAACAAAGAAATCATGGAAAAAATCAGTGAACTGGAACAGCAGATTGCAGAACTGAAAGAGGCTGCTCAGAAACAGTATGAACCGAAAGCGTGGAAACCTAAAGAAGACGAAGACTATTGGTATATTTCAGAGAGTGTGTCTGCAACTAATACCGATTTCTGCGATGATTATTTTGATAATAGGGTTATCAAGTCCAACAACTGTTTTCGCACCAAAGAACGTGCAGAGGAAGTCGCAAAGAAAATCCGGATGCTTCTGAAACTGGAACAGTATCATGACATGTTCTGTCCGGATTATGTGCCGGATTGGTTATCAGGTGATGTAAAGTACTTTGTGGATTATGATGAAAGAGAAAAACAATGGGGTTGTGATAGAATTTTTATTTCTAGAGATGCTGCACAAGTTTACTTTGATTCAAAAGAAACAGCACAGAAAGTATGTGATTTGCTGAATGGAGAGGATGAGGAAAATGGAAATGAACTGGATTCCGGTGTCTGAGAGACTGCCGGAGCATGGACAAGAGGTGCTTGGGTGTGAAAAAGATGGATTTATTACAAGGTATCGGTATGATGCAGAAGAACCGGCTTGCTGGATGGATGACCATGAAGAGTTTTTCAGATTGGATGATGTAGTTGCTTGGATGCCACTGCCAGAGCCTTACAAGACAAATTAGAAAATGGAGAAAATCAAATGAAACGAAAACACGGAAAAAAGTTTTACAAAAACGGAGAAGATTTGCCAGAAGCAGACGCTTATCAGCGGCACATCTGTTCGATAGATGATGCCTATGTCCGCCTTGCATCGGAAATCGTTCGGGAACAGATGAATAGCTATCGCAGAGCATTGGAAAATTATGACGGCAGTCCGGAAGCAATGTATAAAATCAAAACGTTGGAGCGGGAAATCTGTACCCCTTACTATGCAATTCTCACGCTGAATGCGATTGATTTAAATCAGTATTGCAAGGATATGAGAAAAAAATATGATGTTCCACAGTTATGATTTTTTATTACACTATTGAAAAAATCCACAAAATATAGTATAATAAG